AAGGGAAGGTGTGAACACCTCTTCCTCCTTTAAGCTCGTCAAACGAGTTGCAAGGGGTAGAGGTCGGAGGGTTGGAGATAGTGCAGCAGAGCGCAGGAAAAAGCCTAAAAAATCTCCAAAGCTCTGGAGAATCAATAGCCCCCCCGCTAAAAAATTAATCACTTTTGTCGGCGGCAAGTGGCGGCTGTACACATATATTATCCAACACCTCTAATCGTCTAATAAAATTTTGTACCTTTGTGCATGCCGTGGGACTTAGAAATACATAACCGCATACAGTTAGGTTTTGCTTTAGGATGGTCATACTTTGCTAAAGACAATGAGCATAACTACAGTGAGTTAAATATTTATCTAGGACTTATCGGATTAACAATAAAATATTAGATATGAAAGATTACAGTAAAATAAGTGACTTCGTTGACGGACTATACGTTAAGGATGGAAGACTTATAAACGGAAGACCAAACAGCATGATGGGAATTGAGAAAGCAGCCAAGATGCGTAAGGCTGTAAAACGTCAAGACAACATTGAGCAGATCGCTGAAGGAATTCAGAGAGCAAAAATGCTCGAAAGGTTTATGGATTAGTTACCCATATTAGTTAGTTTTAATGTGTAAAAGAGGTTACCTCTAAGGGGTAGCCTTTTTTTTTATTTTAAAAAACTAGCCAAAAAACTTCATTTATGTTGAAAGTCAACATTTCTATGTTAAAAATATTTTTTTTCAACATGGACTTAACTTACTTATTCTTAATTACTTAACTACTACTTTTATTGATTTATGTTGAAATGTTAAAAAGGAGTCAGGTTTTCCTTATATAAAAAAAAGAAAAATAAAAAAAATATATATTGTAAGTTGGAGAGCTATTTTCAACATTTCAACATGTAGGTTTAAAATTATTTTATATCTTCGTTTTAAATTAAATCAAATCTAATGAATACATCAGGGGGGTACTCACCGAAAGACTTACATTTTAGTCACAAAGCACAGAAGAAACTTATCAGCGGAATATCAAAGATGGCTATGGCCGTCAAGTCTACGCTTGGGCCTATGGGGAACACAGTTCTTATAGAGTCGCCTAGTCATACCCACGGTATAACCGTGACCAAGGATGGGGTGACGGTTGCCAAGTCCATACAACTATTAGATCCTGTGGAGAACCTAGCTGTTCAAATGCTGCGTGAAGCGGCATCGAAGACTGCAGCCAATGCAGGGGATGGGACAACTACGGCTATTGTTCTGACAGAAGCGATAGTGACTAAGGGTATGGAGCTTATAAAGGAGGAGGATAATAAAACTCAGGTCCTTCGTGATATGGTCACGCTAACCAATGAGGTAGTGGACAATCTAAAGAAGAAGACTCGTAAGGTGAGCAAACAAAAACTGCTAGATGTGGCGACCATCTCCTCGAACAATGACAGGGGGGTAGGGAAAATAATAGCCGACACTTATAATAGTGTGGGTAAAAATGGGATAGTAACGGTGGAGAAATCCCAGGGAGCTGAGACAAGCTTCGAGACTACCAATGGTCTAAAGGTAGACAGGGGATATTCATCACCGCTGTTTATAAACAACCATAAAAAAGATGAGTGTATACTCGAGGATGTCTATGTGCTAGTATCTGATGCAGAGATTAGCAACATACTGTCCATAGAGAATATATTAAAACCAATAATAAACGAGGGGAAGAAATTATTAATTGTAGCCCCATGTTCACAAAACGTGATAAACACCCTAGCGGCGAATGTCATGAAGAACAGCTTGAAGCTTTGCGCCATAATTCCACCCTCCTTTGGCTATAAGCAACATGAACTGATGGGCGATATCGCACTGTCAGTGGGTGCTACATATTTTTCAGAGAAGACCGGTGATGACCTGAGCATTATAAACTTTGAGGACCTAGGTCACGCACAAAGGATAATAGTGGGCAAGGACTCAACGATCATATTGAAAGACAATGACCATGTGGACCAGACGGCAATCAAAGAAAGAGTGGACCAGCTATGGGACGCACACAAAATTACACAGGCAAAAGTAGATAAGGAATTTATACTATCACGTATCGCTTCGCTCACAGGAGGCGTTGGTGTTATCTACGTGGGTGGGAACACAGACCTAGAACAGAAAGAACTATTCGATAGGGTTGATGACGCAGTATGCGCAGTCCGTAGTGCCCTAGAGGAAGGCATACTCCCTGGGGCTGGACTGGCTCTGTATCAAGAGGGGCTGTTAATGCAAGGGGAGAAAAATTCCAATAAAAAAATCGCCAAGGCGATTTTGGGGGGAGCACTGTTAGAGCCCCTAAAGCAAATACAACAAAACGCAGGGATAGAAAACCACCGAGTGTATAACGAGAAGAACATAGGGCTTGACGTTAAGACAGGTCAGGAAGGGGATTTAATTGAGATGGGGATCATAGACCCACTGAAGGTTACCAAGCAGGCACTTCAAAATGCAGTGTCGGTAGCGGTGACTATACTATCTACTAACGCTATAGTTACTATGGCAAGAACAATAGAAACACAATGAAATATATATCACTAACAAATTATAATCATATTTTAGAAAATTATGAAGACTACAAACAGTTTCTTTCAGAAAAGATGGTTATGATAAATAACACCTATAGGTTTTGTTTTATTAATTCAGATGGAAGCGTTGATTTTTCTAAAAAAATAAATGATGCTGATTTAAAGCTAGACCTTTTGGACGCTGGATATAAAGTGGGAGCTCGAGATTTTAAAAGATTTTTAAAGTCGGACAGGATGAAAAAAATAAAAGATCCTAATGCGGCTTTTTAAGTTTACACTTATCTGGATAAGTCAAAACCTAGCCATACCGTTTTGGATTGTAGGGCATGTGCATTTATCGATACATTCGTTTCATGACCTAGTAGAGGTAGCGTCCTCAATTGGTATGAATCTACTTGTGGCTATTGGGTTTGTAATAGATTATAAAAGCAGTAAATGAAAAACTTTTTAGAAGAAATACTAGACTACCTAATACTTTTCTTTCTGTTAATTCTTTTTGTATTAGCAGCATCTTAAAATAAACAATATGAAACCAATCGGAAAAAACATAATCATCCAACCTATAGAAGAGGAAATCAAAACACAATCAGGATTACTACTTAGCTCTGAAGACACCAACCAACTAAGATACAAAAAAGGAATTGTGGTTATAGAGGGAACAGACGTGAGTGTAATTAAATCTCACGATACCATCTACTATGACAAAAGGGCTGGGTTTACCATGCTAATTAACAATAAACCTTTCACTATTATTCAGGAGAAAGACGTCGTTGTTGTCGTATAACTTCATTCATCTGTAGAATCATATTGCGATATACTTTGTCTGTATACTTTACATTCTTTGCAAACATAGGATTGCCTGATAAAGAGGTTGGTATTTCTTCCCCAGAAAGCTTTTTATAAATACCACTGATAACTCTTTCAGTTTTATAACTTAGGGTATACAAAGACTTTGTGGTTTTCTTACGATTACGAAACACCTCTATCCATCCTTCCTTGTACAGGCGATTGAATCTTTCACCATCCCATATAAGCAGGTTGTCAAACTCTTCAAACTTTTTTTTAGAAAATATCTCTTCGCTGTATAGAAACAGTAGCATGTCAAGATCAAGATCACTTAGCTTTGATAAAGTATCTGGTTGTCGTTTAGAGTCCGTACTTTATGGCATTTGATAAAGTATTAAACTTTAAAAACAATGATAACTCTCCAGTATTTTAGGCAATCATTATACTTTTAATTTCATTACAAGATTAGATTTATTATCTTTGTAAAAATAAGAATATTATGCCATAGAGGAACAAGACCTAGTAAAAAAAATAATTCCAAGTCAGTAGGAATCCGTAAAATGGATAATTACGACTCTGTGGGATTTCGTAATTCAGCAATTAGAAGAATTAATTCCACGCCAGGGGATGTAGAGATTTATAACCCTTCGACAGGTATATCTAAATTGGTATACGCACCAAAGGGTTCGAGAGAAGAAAAAATTCTTCACGCTACTATGAAAACTAAAAAATCCACATGGATAAAAGATAATGAAAGATCAAGATTCTTTATAAAAAAAAATAAATTATGCCAACAGTAAAATTTCCAAAGGCGGTAAAAAAACATTTCCCTACAACGCCAACAGTAGGTAAAGCACAAACGCTCACTCATTTGCAAAAATGATGAAGGGTAAAATAAAAAACAATCCAAACTACGGTATGGAGAAAAAAACGGTTTCAGGTTATTAATGGCTAAGAAAAAAACAGGACGTAAGAACAAAATCTGTTCAGCAGGTATTGCTTGGGCAAAGAGAACGTTTGATACGTACCCGTCTGCCTACGCTAATATGGCAGCAAGTAAATATTGTAAAGATCCTAACTACGCAAAAAAAAGTAAGAAATGAGTAAATGAATAAAAAGTCCAGAGACAGTAAAGGGTAAAAAAACAAGAGGTTTGGAAGAAAAAAGCAAGCTCATGCTAAGTGTAAAAGCTGGTTATGGCTATCAAAAGAACCCGTTACAACCTAACGAAAGTTTACTTACGCAGATAAGATTGCGGGTGCCAAAAAAACCTAAAAAAACCTGAAAAAGTAATGGGTGCTTTAAAAGATTGGGTAAATCAAGATTGGGTTCGCATTGGAACTGATGGTAAAATAAAAGGCAAATGCGGCACGAGTAAAGATAAAAAGAATCCAGACAGATGTCTTCCAAGAAAAAAAGCATTAAGACTTTCTAAAAGACAATTAGCCCAAACAGCTCGTAAGAAAAAAAGAGAAGGAGCAAAAGGTAGAACAGTAGTAGCAAATACTAAAGCAGCAAAAGTAAGAAACGCATAATGGCAAGACCAAGACAAGGTAAAGCAAAAGTAAAAGTAACATCTGACGGTAGAAGAATAAGCTATGGTCAGGCAGGCAAAGCTAAAGGAGGGGGTCCTAAAGGGTACTACTAAAGGGGAACAGCTACTGCGGTCTAGGTATTAAAAGACGTCCTAGAGTAAGGCCAAATGGTACCATTAATGTACTAAAGGGGATAGCTACTGCGCAAGAAGTCTAGGTATAAAAAGACGTCTTAAAAATGTAAAAAGAAACAAAACGATCCAAACACTCCAAATAACTTATCCAGAAAGCGCTGGAAATGTATATTTACCGCTTTTAAAAGACGACGGTAGGCGCTAAGTCCTGCAAAAAATAGACTATAAAAAAAATATTACTATCTTTGTATTAATAAAAATTTTATATTATGAAAAAACAAGGATACAATTCAAGAGACGACGAAGCAATCGCAGCTCGTAACGGTAAGAAAAAACAATCTTTAAAAGACAGAAGAAACGAGTCTAAAGGAATGTACAAGTATTACGGAGAACACCCATACTCAGCTGATTCAAACATGAAGTAATGGCTACAAAAGGTAGAACTAAAAAAAATGCGTTTCCTGAAATTAAAAAAAAGAATGAAGGAAAGTTTACTAACTGGGTAAATAAAAATATGCCTGGTAAGTCTACTTGTTCTGCTGCTTCTGCAGTTATGAAGAATACAGACAAGTATTCTAAAGCGGTAGTAGCCATGGCTAACTACGCAAACAATTTTGGTTGTAAAAAATAAATATTATGAAAAAACTAGGAGCATGGCTTATTAAAACATCGCACGCAATCGCAAGATGGTGGGGTGGCTTACACATAATTTTAAATGTAACTGGAATAAGATTATATTTGCAATATCATTTAAGATGAAAGATTGTAAAAAAGAAAAGTGTATATGTATAAAATGAAGTCCAGGGGTCTGGGAGATGATATAGAAAAGTTTACTAAGTTTACAGGCATTAAAAAAGCTGTAGATGTAGTATCACAAAAACTTAATAAAGATTGCGGGTGCAGCGAAAGACGAGATGGTCTTAATCGTTTGTTTCCGTATAGTAAAAAAAATAATTAAAAATGGCATACCAAAAATTACAAGGATATAGAGCATGGCCTGTTAACAAGTCTGACTTATACAGACATTCCAAACATAGGAATAGTAGGTCCAAGTGGAACAACAACATCTGCTGCAACCAAGCAACTAATTGATAGCAATGCAAACTTTACAGCGGAAACAGTTCAAACTGGTATGATTGTAGTAAATACTACAGATGGTACTCAGACAACAGTCCTGAGTATAGAGAATACAACCACGTTAAACTTGACTGATGATATTATGGCAAATGCAAAGGCTTATCAGTTATACGATGGTAATCAAGAAGGTGCTGTGTTGTATATAGGTACAGCAGGAAATTTAAAAGTAACAACAGTAGGTGGTGATGAGGTTACTTTTCAAGGAGTAAACACAGGAACTTTTTTCCCAGTGAATGTAGTTAAGGTTTTTGCGACAGGAACAAGTGCTGATAACATAATAGCTCTTTGGTAATATGCCGTCATTTATTGCCATAGGGAATTGGATTGGACAAAGAGAAGCGGGGCAAGCTCCGTTCGGAAGTGAAGATATTATAACTGAACTTTCAATCCAAATGGTTTCAGAATTAAATAGTAATGACTTAATAACAGAATAAATTAAAATAAAATGGCAGTAAAATTTTCACAATTTACAACAGGTTCTTCCCTAGCAGATATAGATTATTTCGTTGGGTATAAAGGAACTGACAATATACAAGTAGCAAAGTCCTTGTTATCTGGAACTACTTATACATAGATGTTCCAGCGGCAACTACAAAGTATTAACCTAGCAGGTAGTGATTCTACGAATGATGCGATTACTCTGACAGGTGGAAAACATTACTTTAACAAGAACGTAGTGCTAATGAAATAAATATAGCTCACTACGACTTTAGGAGACACATATACTATAAAAGCGGGTGCAAAAGCTGGAAGTAGTGTTCCTTTACAATTAGATGCAGCTGCTGGAACTGATTCAGCTGTGAATTTAACTCAAGGAGCTGGTATAACGCTAACTCAAACTTCTGCTACTGAAATTACAATTGCTGCTACTGCCACAGGAACATCAGTTGTTAAAGACCAGTTTACAGGAAACAACTCAACAACAGCATTTACATTATCAGTAACGCCAACGGCAGCTGCTAATCTAAATATATTTATTAGCGGTGTATATCAAAACTCCAAAGATTCTGGGGGAACGGCAAACTATACAGTTGCAGGAACGACATTAACTTTCGCAACAGCGCCACCGACAACCGCAGCAAATGGAATAGAAGTAGTAATAACACAATAACGTTTAGCTCATGGCAACAAACAAAGTAACTACAAACGTAATTGACATGAGTGGTAACACTGGAGGTCTAGTGTGGGCAAAGGGAACTACGCTCAAAGACCAACGGGAGTTGCTGGAGACCTACGTTTAAATACAACAGATAGCAGACTCGAATACAAAGACAACGCAGACTGGAAGAGATTCTCTGAAGGAGCCGCAGGACCTAGCGTAGATTTTGAAGCAGACTTTTTAGTAGTAGCTGGAGGTGGAGGAGCAGGTGGAGTTAAATTATGGAGGTGGAGGAGGAGCAGGTGGACTTCGTACTTCTTTTGGTCAACATCGGGAGGTGGTGCGTCAAATGAAAGTAAATTAGGTGTTGCTTTAAGCACAAATACACTGTTACAGTTGGAGCAGGTGGAGCGGGAGTATACAATGCAGGAATAATGGTAATGGTAATAATGGAAATGATTCAGTTTTTGCAACTATAACTTCTCTTGGAGGAGGAGGAGGAGCAAACCGAGTAGTACCAGAGGCTGCACCTTCGGTGGTTCAGGTGGTGGAGCTAAACATAACGGCCCTCACTGGGGGAGCAGGTACAGCTAATCAAGGATTTGCAGGAGGAATGGTATTAACAATAATCCATATGGAGGTGGTGGTGGTGGAGGTGCAAGCGCTGTGGGAGCTAACGTCTTCAGCAACCAACTCAGGAATTGGAGGCGCTGGTTTATCTGTTTCTATAACAGGAGCATCTGTAACATACGGGAGGAGGTGGAGGTGGAGGAGCTTCTGGAATGCTAAACCAGGGGGAGCTGGTGGAACAGGAGGTGGAGGTAAGGTGGTCAAATTATAACGGCTAGGTGGAAATACTGGTACAGCAAACACTGGAGGAGGTGGAGGAGGAGCTAGGTTACAAACAGGTACTCCTGCAATGGGAGGAGCTGGAGGTTCAGGGAATAGTAATTGTTAGATATCCAAACACATATACAATAACAGTAGGAGCAGGTCTAACAAGTTCAACAGCTACGGATGGTAGTGATAAAGTAACAACGTTTACAGCAGGAACAGATACAATAAGTTTTAGTTAATATGGCACATTACGCATTTTTAAATAACGACCACACAACAGAAACTCTAAGAGAAGAGCTTTCAGTATTATGGAGTGAGATGAGTACGCTTACTTCTATCGAAGAGCCTACTGAAGAAGATACAGCTGCGATTGAAGCAAAGCAAGAGAGATAGATGCAAGCAAGAAGAAATAGACAATTGTCTTTGTGTAGTTACTGGAGTAATTACTGGAGTGCTTGAGACGTATGAGAAATCTGCTAGAGACGAAACGATTGAGCAGGAGATAAAAGATTTAGAAGACAGCAGAACTGCAGATAAAACAAAAGAAGAAATTACAGCGATTGAGGCAGAGATACAAGTAAAGCTTGAAGAACTTCATGCGCTTCCACCAGAGGTTATAGACAATACGATTTACTGGGAAGGGTATTATGGAAAAGGCGGACTATGCAAAAGAACTTCTTACAATACAATAGGTGGTGTTCACCAAAACGGAGGCACACCTTTTAGAAAAAATTATGCAGGGGTAGGGTATACTTACGACCCTGTAAGAGATGCGTTTTATGCGCCACAGCCATTTGAGTCTTGGACTTTAAATGAAGAGTCTTGTTTATGGGAATGTCCAGTAGAAAAACCAGAGGGTGAATACTGGTGGAAAGAAGATACTACAGAGTGGGTAGATTATTTGTATTTATCTCAGCCTTATAACTCAGTTGCTCCTTACCCTAGCTGGTCGTGGAGCACAGAGACAGGATGGACAGCTCCAGTAGAAAAAGTAGAAGGTAAAAATTGTTGGAATGAAGAAGAGCAAAGTGGTTGTTGAATGATGTAGGCCCTAAACCTTATCCTAGTTGGATTATTAAAGATATAGATATAGTCCGAATTTTGTTACAAGACAGGGATGTCATTTATTCCGTAATTGGGCAGCTCCTGTAGATATACCAAATGATGGAAAATCGTATCTTTGGGATGAAGAAACTGTAAACTTGGATAGAAAAAGAATAATATGGCAACAACAAAAGTAATACCTGACGTACTAGATTTAAATGAGTCGACTTCAGAAAGCGGCCTAAAAATACCTAGCGGAACGGAGCTGAATAGACCTGCTACCGATGTGGCTGGTATGATTAGAAACAATACCAATGAAACTTCAGAAGGTTCAGCTTCTTGTGAAGAATATTACAATGGAGCAGCTTGGAAAAAAATAAATAATGTATCTGTTCCTCCAGTTGCAACAGAAAATTTTAATACTGTTTTATATTCTGGAAACAGTAGCACACAAGCAATTACAGGAGTAGGTTTTAAACCAGATTGGGTGTGGATAAAAGAAAGAGGGCCAAATGCTGAAAATCACAACGTATATGATTCAACCAGAGGAGTACTAAAGTTTATGTCAACAAATAATACCAATGCAGAAGCAGCAGGCCCGCAAAGACTACAATCTTTTGACAGTGATGGATTTACTTTAGGTAGTGATAATGAGATTAATGACTCTGCTTCTACTTACGTAGCTTGGTGTTGGAAAGCAAATGGTGGAACGACAAGCAGCAATACAGATGGCGATATTACAAGTACAGTACAAGCAAATCAAGATGCAGGATTTTCAATTGTTCAATTTACTACTAATGGAAACGCAGCTAATCGTGTCGGTCACGGATTATCACAAACACCCGACGTGGTTTTATATAAACAATCGAGTCAAATTGCAAGTTGGTGGTGGTACACTAGTCTTATAGATGGAAGTTTTGATTATATTAAACTTAACGCAGGAGATGCAAAAGGTGATTCATCTGGCGCAGGTTTTGATTCAACAACAATATTTGCAGAATCAGGTTCAGGAGGGCAAACAATGAACGCATATTGTTTCCATTCAGTCGAAGGGTACTCAAAGTTTGGCGTATATACAGGAACAGGAGCTGCCGGTAATACGGTAACAGTAGGATTTCAACCTGCTTGGGTTATGATTAAAAGAACAAACAGCACTGGGGGCTGGTTAATGTTTGATAATAAAAGAAATACATCAAACCCAAGAAATAATAGATTAGAAGCAAACAGCACTCAAGCTGAACAACTTAACAGTAATAATAAATTTGTGGATTTTGATGCAACTAGTTTCGAGCCACAAGTTTCAGATGCTGAAATTAATGCGTCAGGTTCAACATATTTATATTTTACATTTTCATCATAATTATGGCAACAACAAAAATTACAAACCCGGATTTATTTAACTTAGAAAGTTTAAACACTGCTTTAAAGTTGCCTAGTGGTACAACTGCTGAGAGACCGACAAGTCCAAGTACAGGTGAGTGGAGATATAACACGACTACTAACTTAGTAGAGTTTTGGGATGGAGGAGAATGGAGAGATCTACAATCAGAGGATATACCCCCAATACCAGCGAGCATTTTAATACGGTTTTATATGACAGGTACATGGCTACAGCATCCATTACAGGAGTAGGTTTCAACCAGATTTAGTATGGATAAAAGACAGAGTGCTAATGCTGAATGACCATATATGGTTGATTCAACAAGAGGTGCAGGTAATCGAATTATCATCAAATACAGTAAACGCTCAAGCAAATAGGCCAAATTTTACTTCTTTTGATAGTGATGGATTTACAATTAGGTACAGATGGAGTGGTGTTGTTAATGATTCAGCAATGGAGGCTACTTATGTAGCTTGGTGTTGGAAAGCAGGAGGAGGAACTACAAGCAGTAATACAGAAGGAACAATTACAAGTGATGTACAAGCAAACACAAAAGCAGGTTTTTCATTGGTTAAGTTTACGGGAACAGGAGCTAATGGCACTGTGGGACATGGATTAGGAGTAGCCCCTGAAATAATTATATTTAATAATTATCTAGCTATATCCGGCTGGAAAATGTTTACGAACCAAACTACAGACCCTGCTAATCAGGTAATGGAATTAAGCGACCCAAGTGGCACTCAAACCCCAACCAACCCTTTCAACTCTACACTACCATCCTCTTCTGTTTTTTCATTAGGTACTTATGGTGATGTAAATGCTAGTGGAGGTACTTTTATAGCTTATTGTTTTGCTTCTATAGCAGGGTATTCAAAAATTGGAAAATACCAAGGGAATGGTATTTCGGATGGCCCACTAGTAGTAACAGGATTTGAACCAGCGCTTTTAATTGTAAAAAATACTTCTGGTACATCAAACTGGAGAATGGTTGATAATAAAAGAAACCCATTAAATCACAGGCAAAGAACTTTATTTCCAAATTTAAATAATGCTGAGTCAAACACTACAGACGATGCTGTTGATTTTTTAAGCACAGGATTTAAAATTTCTAATGATGACTCTTCTTGGAACGCTAATGCCGACCAATTTCTATATATAGCATTTGCTTCAGACCCAACAGCTGCGCCAAATTTAGCTGATAGCTTTGCAAATACATTATACACAGGTAACGCTACTAGTAATAGAGCAATCACCGGTTTAGGGTTTAGCCCAAGCTGGGTTTGGATAAAAAACAGAAGTTCTGCAAGAGACCACATGGAATTTGATAATGTTAGATTATTAGGCTCAGAGCTTGTGCCTGGAAACTACACGAACTTAGACGCAGCTGATTTTAACACAACCGCTAATGACTTTAATAGTTTTGATACTGATGGATTTACAATAGGGCAAGACCCGTACACAAATGAAAATGGAAGTAATATGGTAGCGTGGACTTGGAAAGCAAATCCTATTCCGGCTATAAACAATGATGGAGACATACAATCTATAGTGGCTGCAAATCAAGCAGCAGGGTTTAGCATAGTTAAATACACAGGAAATTCTACAGCAGGAGCAACTGTGGGTCATGGATTGACTGTTGCGCCGGACGCTATAATTATTAAATGTATGAATACAGGCTCGACAAACTGGATAAATTATTATGAAACAATAGGTGTTAACAATTATCTTACTTTAAACCTATCAAACGCCCAAGACACCTTTTCAAATTGGTTTGCTTCCAACGCCACAACCTTTACTTTAAATAACACTTTTGGAAACGCCAATACAAGTGGAAGAACTTACGTAGCTTATTGTTTTAAATCAACAGCAGGATTTAGCAAGATGTCCAGTTATACAGGAAATAGCAGCACTCAAGCAATCACGGGATTAGGATTTTCTCCAAACTGGGTACTATTAAAAGAAACTGACGGAGTAGATAGTTGGGAATTATATGATACTGCTAGAGGAGCAACAAAGGTTCTATATCCTAACGGTGCTAATGCTGAGGGGGTGAATTCAGGTCTTACATCTTTTGATTCTGATGGATTTACTTTAGGAAGCGCTACTTCAGCAAATGAAAGCGGAAAAACTTACATCTACATGGCCTTTAAAGAAAACCCAACACCTATGCCTTTAGCGGGTAATATGTCGTTCTTGACTATTGCTGGTGGTGGAGGTGGAGGTAACAGACACGGAGGTGGAGGTGGAGCTGGTGGATTAAGAACATCTTACGGTGGTTCATCGGGTGGTGGCTCTTCTTCAGAATCAGACATAACTTTAGCAGCAGGAACATATACAATAACAGTAGGTGGTGGTGGAGCAGGAGTTGCTTACAATACAACAGCAGGAGTAAATGGTACAAATAGCGTTCTTTCTGGAACAGGCATGACAACCATTACTAGTGATGGTGGTGGTGGTGGTGGAATTTCTATTAACCCTAACATTGCCGGTTCAGCAGGAGGTTCTGGTGGAGGTGGAGGTTCAACGAGTACTGGAGGTTCTGCAACTGCAAATCAAGGTAAAGATGGAGGGCAAGGAACAGGGCAAACCGCACCAGATTATGGTGGTGGTGGTGGAGGTGGAGCTACTCTTATCGGTAACAATGGTGCTGGAACTGGTGGAGGAAATGGTGGAAATGGATTAGCTGTTTCTATAACAGGTAGCTCTGTATCTTATGCTGGTGGTGGTGGTGGTTCATCATTTGCTACTGCAGTTGGAGGTATTGGAGGAGATGGTGGTGGTGGAAATGGTGCTGGAACTCCACTAACAGGACAAAGTGGAACTGCTAACCTCGGTGGTGGTGGTGGAGGAACTACTTATGATGGAGGTTTTTCAGGAGCAGGTGGTTCTGGAGTGGTTATATTAAGATTACTTACATCTGAATATTCAAGCTCTACAACGGGTAGCCCAACCGTAACAACAGATGGTACTTATACAATACTAACATATACAGGGAGTGGAACATACGTTCACTCATAAATAAAATTTAATTAACTTTGATATGGCACATTTTGCAGAACTTGACGAAAACAACACAGTACTACAAGTAATTGTTGTACACAACAATGAACTGCTTGATGGTGAAACAGAAAGCGAAGCTAAAGGAGTAGGAGTTTTGTTCTACGCTCTTTGGTCATACGAACTGGGTGCAAACATCTTACAATAATAACATTAGAAAACAGTTTGCTGGAACAGGCTATACCTACGACTCAGACAGTGATGTCTTTGTTGCGCCTCAGCCATACCCAAGTTGGTCTTTAGACGATAACTTTGATTGGCAACCCCCAACGCCAATGCCAGAGGATGATAACCTATATACTCTGGAATGAGGAAACTCAAAATTGGGATTTAGTTGAACTTAATAATGATGACACAGAATAACATGAATTTAGATTTTGAACCTACGATACTTGGTATTACTGTTTTAGTAGTTAGTATAGCTCAAATTAATGAAGGGTTGCAAAGTTTATTGTTTCTTGCTACCTTAGTGTATACAATCATTAAAATTGTTCAACTAATAAAGAAAAAGTGAAATACTTTACACATGCAGAATTTGATTCTCCTGACTCTACTGATAGTGGTAGTAATATGGATGAATCTTTTTTACGTATGTTAGACAGCGCACGTGAGGCTGCTGGAACACCATTCAGAATTAATTCAGGATTTAGAACACCTAAGCATAACAAGAAAGTGGGTGGCTCAGAGAACTCATCACACCTTAGAGGGTTTGCAGCTGACATACATGTAGCGTCAAACAGCACAAGATATGTAATACTAGAAGCTTTGCTTAATGTAGGCTTTAATAGAATAGGAATAGCAGATACATTTATTCATGTAGATGCTGACCCAATAAAAACAAAAAACGTAATTTGGACGTATGCTTAAGCTTTTAAAAAAATTATTAGGATTTAGTGACTCAGGCGTTGATGGCTTAGGTTTAGAGATAAGACAGCTTATTAAGGGAAAAGAAATAGACCCACAAAAACTTATAGAGATGCAAACTGCTATCAATGAGATGGAGGCAAAGCACAGAACAATCTTTGTGGCCGGATGGCGTCCCTTCATAGGCTGGGTGTGCGGGATAGCCCTTGCATATAATTTTATAATAAGAGATATGCTAGTGTGGTATATGGGCGTAGAAACAGCGCCACCTGCTCTTCAGATGGAACATCTTATGACCGTGCTTATCGGTATGTTAGGACTAGGTGGTATGAGAACGTTTGAAAAAATAAATAATAAATCTAATTAAATGGCACAATCAATGTCCGGTCTGCGCTACGAAAAACCAAAGACTCGTAGGCCAGGGGTACACGCAAAAACAAAATCTTCTAAGGTAAAATCATCTAAGTATTACCAAAAAAAATACAGAGGTCAAGGCAGGTAAATAATTTATATCTTTGTATTAATCAAATTTAATCAAATGGATATAAGAAAAGTATCAATAGGCGCTGATTATAAATCAGGAGCGATGCACTATATAGTAGGGCAGGAAGTATTAGGAAAGAATTACATTATACACTTAATACAGTTCGACCAAGAATCTAAAGGTTTTAAAATTTGGATTCAACATAAAGATGAAATACTTTTATGGAAGGAGTTCAATGTCAACATGCCTGTATCAATCGAATATAATATAAACTTTTAATGAGGTCACCTTTTTATTTTATCGTTAAGCCAGTAGATGATAAGCGATATAACAATACAAAAAATGTAAGTGGTATTGAACTCATCACAAGTACATCAGAGGAGAATCATAAAGCTTCTAACCGAGAAGGAATAGTTGAGGCTACCCCGCTAGGGTACACTGGCGATATAAGGGTAGGTGATACACTGCTAGTACATCACAACGTATTTAAGTTTTACAATGACATGAAGGGGAGAAGGCAGAGTGGTAAAAGTTATTTTAAAGACAACCTGTTCTTTATAGAGAACGACCAGTTCTTTATGTACAAACAAGATGGACAGTGGCATTGTCATGACAGGTATTGTTTTGTAAAGCCTGCGGCAAAAGAAGATTCAATTATAATGAAGCGAGGAGAGAAGAGCCTTTGATTGGTTATATGAAATATCCAAATAAATATTTATTATCTAAAGGAGTTAACAAAGGAGACAAGATATCATTTAAACCAGAGAGTGAATATGAGTTTATGGTAGATGATGAAAAGTTATATAGAATGTATGACCACCAAATAACATGGTATTATGAACTCAGAGGAATTAAAAAAAGAAATTATACACGCAGGGCGTAGAGCTGTAGAGCAACTAATAAAGGTAGCGAAAGAAGATATTATAAAGCCTGACCCAGACGATGAGTTGGCGGCAGATAGATTAAAGAACGCAGCAGCAACTAAGAAGCTTGCTATATTTGATGCGTTTGAGATACTAAATAAAATAGATTCAGAGGAAGAAGTAATAAACTCTGGAGGACACGTAGATAAAACAAATACAAAACAAGGGTTTGCAGAACGAAGGTCAAAATAAACTATATCAAGAATAAAATTATATTCCTAAGTCTGTTTTTAAAAAAAAGAATACAAGCAAGACATGGCTTATATGGGTATAGTGAAAAATATGATTTAGTTATTATATCTAAAACAGGAACAATAGGAAAGATATTAGCATTAATGGTTTAGTTATCGGTATTCCACCAGAGCCAGAAAGAAGTAAGTAAAAACGGTCTGAAAAAAAAGATCAATACTGGGAGCGAGAAGAGCTTGCCTAAAGATTTATCTAGTATAAATTCTATATTCCAGTGGAACGAAAGACCTTCTGCGTTTTAAAAACAAATGGGTTGATTATATAGAGGAAGAGTTTGATAGAAGAGAGCTGGGATACTGGTTTTATAATAATGGAAAGCCTACATATATGACAGGTTCTCATTATATGTATTTACAGTGGACAAGTATAGATGTAGGCTATCCAGATTTTAGAGAAGCTAATAGAATCTTTTTTATATACTGGGAAGCTTGTAAGGCAGACAAGAGGTGTTTTGGTATGGATTATCTTAAATAAGACGTTCAGGGTTTTCTTTTATGGGGTCATCTGAGTGTGTCAATACAGGAACTCTGGCTAGAGATTCAAGAGTTGGTATATTATCTAAGACTGGTTCTGATGCTAAAAAAATGTTTACAGATAAGGTGGTTCCAATAGCTAATAGACTTCCATTCTTTTTTAAACCTATTCAGGATGGTATGGATAAACCTAAAACAGAATTAGCTTTTAGGATTCCTGCTTCTAAGATTACAAAGAAAAATATGCATGAGGTGATGGATGATGAGCTGACAGGTTTAGACACAACAATTGACTGGAAGAATACGGACGACAACTCGTATGATGGTGAGAAACTTTTGCTTTTAGTTCATGATGAATCAGGTAAGTGGCTTAAGCCAAACAACATTCAAACAACTGGCGTGTTACTAAAACTTGTTTAAGGTTAGGTAGTAAGATAATAGGTAAGTGTATGATGGGGTCTACTTCAAATGCGCTTAGTAAAGGTGGTGAGAACTTTAAGCGTTTGTTTGAGGATTCAGATTTAAAGACTCGTAATGCGAATGGTCAGACTAAATCAGGACTGTATAATCTATTTATTCCTATGGAGTGGAACATGGAAGGTTTTATAGATAGGTACGGTATGCCTGTATTTAGAAAGCCTGAGAAAAAAATTAGAGGGGTAGATGATGAGTGGATTACAAACGGAGCAATAGATTATTGGGAAGCAGAGGTAGAGTCATTAAAAAAGATGCAGATGCGCTAAATGAATTTTACAGACAGTTCCCTCGAACCGAGTCGCACGCATTTAGAGATGAGAGTAAGTCATCGCTATTTAATTTAACTAAGATATATCAGCAGATAGATTATAATGATTCACTAATCATGGAGCATCATGTAACAAGAGGTAGGTTTTACTGGAAAGATGGAATCAAAGACTCAGAGGTTATATGGACGCCAGATTCAAGAGGACGATTCAAAGTGTCCTGGACTCCTAAGAAAGGATTAAACAATGCTAAGTTTTCTAAACACGGAGTGTTCTTTCCATCAAATGAACATATAGGAGCATTTGGTTGTGACTCGTATGATATATCTGGAACTGTTGGAGGTGGAGGTTCTAATGGAGCGCTACATGGTTTAACTAAATATAGTATGGATGAAGCTCCAAGCAATGAGTTTTTTTTAGAATATGTTGCTAGACCACAAACGGCAGAGATATTTTTTGAAGAAGTATTATGGCTTGTGTGTTTTATGGGATGCCTATACTGGTTGAGAATAACAAGCCTAGGCTACTCTATCACTTTAAAAACAGAGGGTACAGAGGGTTTAGTATGAACAGGCCTGACAAACATTACACTAAACTATCTAAGACAGAAAAAGAACTAGGAGGTATACCGAATACTTCTGAGGATATTAAAGCAGTCACATGCTGCAGCTATAGAGTCACATATCGAAAAATATGTAGGTTTAGATTTAGATGGTGGTTATAGAGCTGGAGACCAAATGGGTAGTATGTATTTTACTAGAACATTAGAAGATTGGGCTAGGTTTGATATAAGCGCTAGAACTAAGTTCGATGCTAGTATTAGCTCAGGTTTAGCTATTATGGCAAATCAAAAGCATGTATATCTACCGCAGAAAAAAGAGTCAAAAATAAGTCTTAACTTTGCAACATATAATAACAAAGGAACATTAAGTGAATTAATTAGATGAAAGAGGTAAACATAAACATTTCATCAGTAGGATTCCCTAGTCAATTTGTATCTGATGCTGAGAAAGCGACCGATGAGTTTGGGTTACAAATAGGACAAGCTATTCAATATGAATGGTTTCGTAAAGATTCTAACGGATGCCGATACTATAGTCAGTGGAGGGACTTTAACAGACTACGTCTATATGCAAGAGGCGAACAATCAATTGCAAAATATAAAAATGAATTAGCAGTAGACGGAGATTTGTCTTACTTAAATCTTGACTGGACTCCAGTTCCAATTATTCCAAAGTTTGTGGATATAGTTGTGAACGGAATGTCAGATAGGTTGTTTAAAGTAAAAGCGTATGCTCAAGATGCATTGTCACAATCTAAAAGAAGTAAGTATCAAGAAATGATAGAAGGTCAAATGGCTGCTAAAGATGTTCTTGAAATAGTTCAAAAAAATACAGGGATTTGATCCATTTATAATGAATCCAGATGAGTTGCCTGCAAGTGATGAAGAGTTATCTCTTTATATGAATTTAAATTATAAACCAGCTATAGAGATTGCTGAAGAAGAAGCAATTGATACAATGTTTGCTGAGAACCATTATGAGATATTCGTAAACGATTAGATTATGATATGATGGTAACTGGTATGGCTGTGGCAAAACATGAATTTCTTCCTGGCTCTGGAGTTAAAGTAGCTTATGTAGACCCAGCTAATGTAGTTTATAGTTATACTGAAGACCCTCACTTTAAAGATTGTTTTTACTGGGGTGAAATTAAAACGGTTCCTATTGCTGAGTTAATGAAGATTGACCCTACCCTTACAAATGATGATTTAGATAAAATATCTAAATATTCTCAAAGCTGGTATAATTATTTTAATACAGCTCAGTTTTACGAAAACGATATATTCTATCGTGATACTTGTACGTTGATGTACTTTAATTATAAAACCACTAAGAAGATGGTTTATAAGAAAAAAGTTAAAGAGAACGGTAATATGAGTATGATAGAAAAAGATGATGGTTTTAATCCACCTGATGAAATGATGGAAGAAAACAATTTTGAAAAGGTAGAAAAGACAATTGATGTTTGGTATGATGGAGTAATGGTTATGGGTACAAACATAATTTTAAAATGGGAGCTTGCTAAAAACATGGTAAGACCTAAGTCTGCATCTCAACATGCAATACCTAATTATGTAGCTGTAGCTCCTAGAATGTATAAAGGGGTTATTGAGTCTCTAGTTAGAAGAATGATTCCGTATGCTGATTTGATTCAGATGACACATTTAAAGCTACAACAAGTTATATGCTCGTACAGTACCAGATGGTGTATATATTGATGCAGATGGTTTAAATGAGGTTGACTTGGGTACAGGAGCAGCATATAATCCAGAAGATGCATTACGTTTATATTTCCAAACAGGTAGTGTGATTGGTAGAAGTTATACGCAAGAAGGAGATTACAATCAAGGTAAAATTCCTATACAGCAACTAACAAGCAATTCAGGAGCTTCTAAAACACAAATGCTAATAGGGAACCTAAATCACTATTTAGATATGATTCGAGCTGTAACAGGCTTAAATGAAGCGAGAGATGGTAGTGGATTGCTAACTCTGATGCTTTAGTTGGTGTACAAAAATTAGCAGCATTAAGTTCTAATACCGCTACTCGTCATATATTAGATGGAAGTCTTTACATATATAGAACGTTAGCTGAAGCGCTAACTTACAGGGTAGCGGATATTTTAGAATACGCAGATTTTAAAGATGACTTTATAAATAAAATTGGTAAATACAATGTTAGTATACTTGGAGATATATCTGATTTATATATATATGACTTTGGAATGTTTTATAGAACTTGTCTCCAGATGAAGAACAAAAAGCTATGCTTGAGCAAAATATTCAAATGGCATTATCAAAAGGAGATATAAACCTAGAAGACGCTATTGATATACGTGAAATTAAAAATCTTAAAGCTTGCAAATCAATTACTTAAAGTAAAACGTAAAGCTAAACAAGAAGCAAGATCAGCAAAGAGAAATGCAAAAGCAAGCAATGATTTCTCAGCAACAATTGAAATCTCAAGAAATGGCAGCACAAGTGCAATGCAAAAAATACAATTGGAGACACAAGCTAAGATGCAGTATAGACAAGCAGACGTTGCTTTTGAAATAGAAAAACAAAAAGCGGAAGCTCAATTAAAAGCTCAGTTAATGCAGCAAGAGTTTAATTATAATGCAATTGCAAGGGTATGACTCAAGCTCAATTATCTCAAAGAGAAGAGCGACAAAGAGCAAGCAAAAGCGACAGAATAAGTCAGCAAAATACTGAGCAATCTGAATTAATTAAACTCAAAGAAAAATAATTTACCTCCTAAAACTTTGAATCTAATGAAGATTCTTTAGATGGTTTTGACTTATGCTGAATTTGAACCAAGATAATGTGTTTAAATTTTGCGTAACTTTGCATATAAATTAAATCAAATCAAATGGATATTAAAGTAAGAGAAGTAACGGCTGATGAAAAATCAACTCAGCAAATAGAGCAAGAACTCCTTGATAAGCATGAGGAGAAACAACAGTCAGAGACTGAACAGGAATCAATAGAGGTAAAGGCTGTAGAGCCCGAAGCAGAAGTTGAGGTTAAAGAAGATAATACACAGGAAGAAACTCCTGTTGAAGAGGTAGTTGAAGAACAACCTCCACAGCTGGAAGCTCAACCTGAATTAAATGAAGACGAAGTTCTTTCATATATTGGAAAAAGATACGGTAAGGAAATTAATTCTATTGATGAATTAGTTAGCAAGCGTGAGGAAAGCGAACCGCTTCCTGAAGACGTTGCTGCTTACCTAAAGTATAAAAAAGAAACTGGACGTGGTTTTAATGATTTTGCAAAATTGCAAAAAGATTATTCTGATTTAAGTCCAGATGCTTTGCTAAAAGAATATTATACAATAACAGAAGAAGGTTTAGATTCTGAAGATATAGATGATATGATGGATGAATTTACAATAGATGAAGAAATTCATGAACCAAACTGATATTAAGAAAATAAAACTAGCAAAGAAAAAAGAGATTGCTAAAGCTAAAAAGTTTTTACGTCAACAACAGGAACAATACAAACAGCCCCTTGAGTCAAGGGAACGTTCTGCCAATCTGAAAGTAACGATGAACTTATAGAGTATAGGCAATATTTAGAGTCAGCTAAAACTCAACAGGATGATGCTAATCATAAAAGAGAATGGTTTGTCAAAAAAAGCGACGAAGTATTCAGCTCCGAATTTAAAGGTTTTAAATTCAATGTAGGTGAAAATGATGTAGTATTATACTCCTGGCAGTGCTTCTGAACTTAAAAAAGCTCAAGAGACTCCACTTAATTTTGTAAATAAATTTTTGGATTCTAATGGGTATTTAAAAGATGCAGAAGGATACCACAAGTCTTTAGCTGTGCAATGAATCCTGAGAAGTTTGCTCAGTTCTTTTATGAACAAGGCAAATCGCAGGCAACAGATGATGTAATACGTAAAACGAAAAACATAAACATGAGTGAGCGTACTGCACCAGAGGTTACTACAAAATCAGGACTTCAAGTAAAATCAGTTTCACAACCTTCGAGTCGTGGACTAAAAATTAAGAGTATTAAAAAGAAGTTAATAATTTAAATAAATAAATAATAATATTATGGCAGGACAAGTATTAGCAACCCCAGGGTTTGCTTTGACACCGAGTTCAGAAAGAACTCCAACACCGGAAAACTATTTAACTAATGCAGATTTCAATTGGTTGAATCAGTACTTACCAGATACTTACGAAAAAGAATTCGAAAGATATGGTAATAGAACAATCTCCTCATTCCTTAGAATGGTAGGAGCAGAAATGCCTACAAACTCAGACCTTATTAAATGGGCAGAGCAAGGTAGGTTACACACGAAATATACACAAGTAGGTTGTGCCGCTGCGACAGGTGGTAATGACCAAGTTGTATTTCAAGTAAATGATGCGCTAGACCCAGCAGCAGCTCAACAAGTAATCAGAGTAGGACAAACTATTGTAGTTGTTCAAAACGATGGTTCGGGAGTTAACAAAGCGGTTGTAAGTGCAGTTAATAATGCCGGTGGTGGTAGAGGACAGTTCACAGCTGACTTTTACGAAGCAGGTGGTTTAGTAACTACAGGTACTGGAGTCGGTAACGCAGACGTTACAGTATTCATTTACGGTTCAGAATTTAGAAAAGGAACAGCAGGAATGGTTGGTTCATTAGAAGCTAATGACTTCATCTTCGACAACAAGCCTATTATCATTAAAGATACTTACACAGTATCTGGTTCTGATATGGCTCAAATTGGTTGGGTTGAAATCACTACTGAAGATGGCGCAACTGGTTACCTATGGTACTTAAAGTCTGAGCACGAAACAAGATTAAGATTCGATGACTATTTAGAAACAGCAATGATTGAAGCTGTACCTGCAGAGCAAAACTCTGGAGCTGCTGCTATCTTAGGTAGTGCCGGTGGTGCTGCTGACCCAGGAGCTGGTTCAGATGGTATATTCTACGTAGTAGGATTAAGAGGAAATGTTTGGGATGGTGGAAATCCAGTAGCCCTAGCAGACTTCGATTCTATAATCAGTAGATTAGATAAGCAAGGTTCTATTGAGGAAAACGTTATTTTCCTTAACAGACAATTTGGATTTGACATTGACGATATGTTAGCAGCACAAAACTCTTACGGAGCAGGTGGTACTTCTTATGGTCTATTTGACAATGACGAAGAAATGGCTTTAAACTTAGGATTCACAGGATTCAGAAGAGGTTACGACTTCTATAAGACTGACTGGAAATACCTAAATGACCCTACAATGAGAGGTGGATTACCATCAGGAGCAACATCAGGGAAGATCAATGGTCTTCTAGTTCCAGCTGGTTCAACAAGTGTTTATGACCAAATTCTTGGTAAAAACGCTAAGAGACCTTTCTTACATGTTAGATATAGAGCTTCAGAAACTGAAGACAGAAGATATAAGACTTGGATTACTGGTTCTGCTGGTGGTGCTGCAACGTCAGATATCGATAACATGCAAGTAAACTTCTTGTCTGAGAGAGCTGTATGTACTTTAGGTGCAAACAACTTCTTCTTATTTCAAGACTAGTAATTAAATATTAGGGGCGTAGCAATGCGCCCCTTTTTTAAATAATCAAATTAAATTAAATCAAATGAAAAAAGAAAATACTACCCCAGAAGTAGTTGAGAAAGCTGAAACTAAAACAGTTGCTCAACCAAAACCAAAAAAACAATCACCTAAATTTGTTGACAAATCTTATAAGCTTACAAGAGAGGTTGCACCTTTATCTTTAATCTTAGCATCAAGGCATACTAATAGGTTTCCCTTATTGCATTTTGATGAAGAGACAGGAATTAACAGACCTTTAAGATATGCAAGAAATCAGAACAGTCCATTTCAAGACGAACAAGATGACAATGCTATTTTAGAGCCTGTAATATTTGAAGATGGATTTTTGTTTGTTCCAAAAAACAATCAAATACTACAAAAGTTTTTACATTATCATCCTGGTAATGGAAGAATATTTGTTGAAGTTAACAAAGCAAAAGAAGCTGCTGACCTTGTAGAAGATTTAAACTTAGAAGTTGATGCTCTTATAGAGGCTAGACAGTTAGATGTTGCGCAAGTGGAGAATGTTGCTAGAGTTTTATTTCAACAAGACGTTACTAAGGTAACAACTGCTGAGCTTAGACGTGATATATTAATATTTGCTAAACAAAACCCAGGTGGTTTTATGCAGCTATTGAGCGACCCTATGCTAAAACTTAATGCAACGGTACAAGAGTTTTTAGATAAAAACTTAATACAGTTAAGAAATAGCAAAAAAGAAGTGTGGTTTAATACACCATCTAATAAAAAGAAAATGTGTAATATACCATTTGGTGAAGACCCAATGTATATTATGACATCTTTTTTTCAAAGTGATGATGGACTAGAAGTATTTAAACACTTAAAAGCATTAGCTAAAAATTCGTAACTTTACGACTTGTTTAACCCATTAAAAACTTTTTATAAAATGGAAAAATTTATCAAAATTACAAACGCTCCTATTACTAATGCACTAATTAGTGTTAACGGAATAAAGTCAATAGGTACTGCAACAGCAACTGCAACAACTGTGGTAATTAAGTATGCAGACGGAACAGCAACTACAGTAACAACTGCAGCACAAGTTGGTCATGATGTTTATACAGCTATCCTAAATGCTACTGAAGGCGCTTTAGTTACAAGCTGGACAAACCCAATGTTTTCTTTAGCTTTACCTAAAGCTGTAACAAGTATTGTAAATGCTTAACTAGTTTAAGTATTGTACTAAATTAAGAAGAAGCACCCAAATAAGGGTGCTTTTTTATTTTGTGTATCTTTGTAAAAAGATTTTCAAATGATAAATTCTGTAAGAAATACTGTGCTTGCTATTATCAACAAAAATAACTATGGGTATATATCTCCTAGTGATTTTAATTTGTTTGCTAAACAAGCACAGTTAGATTTGTTTGACGAATATTTTATAAATTATAATCAGCAAATTAACGAGGAAAATGCAAGGGTTTCAGGAACGGGATATGCTGATATAAAACTTGGTTATGAAGAAGTGATTGATACTTTTTCTGTTACAAAAACTTTAGTACAAAACTCAATAACATATATTATCTTCCTAGTCAAACGACACTGGTTGATTATTATTTATTAAATAAAGTTCTGTGTTATGAGGGGGGTGTTCTAAAGGGTCAAGCTGAAAAAGTTAGTATTAATAAAATAGACTTGTTAAATAAATCTCTTTTAACCGCTCCCTCATCTCAATATCCAGCATATACCCAAAAGGGAGATTCTATAACTATTTTTCCTGCTACATTCAATGGAGCTTTAGATATACAAGGAACTTATGTTCGATATCCCTTAGACCCAAAATGGACTTATGTTACTTTATGGAAACGGTGAACCATTGTTTGACCAAACGCAAAGTGATTACCAAGATTTTGAATTACCGATTGATGACTCTAATAATTTAGTAGCAAGAATATTACAATATGCTGGTATATCAATAAGAGAAGCTGATGTATTTCAGTTTGGACAAATAGAAGAGCAACAGCAAAATCAAACTAATACATAATTATGGCATATATAAATCAACGAAAATATTATACTAATGATGGGTTGCACCCACAGATAGTAATTGGGGGTCTTATCAATACGTAAGTTTGGATAACATAATGACTAATTTTGAATTAATGTATGATGGAAATCATTCGTTAGTTAATAATGAAAATAGATATAAGATATTATTTCACGCAAAGAGAGCCATTCAAGAATTAAACTACGATGCTTTTAAAGAAATAAAAGCATTAGAGTTAACAGTATATGATGACTTGCGTTTTGTTTTACCATCGGATTATGTAAACTGGGTAAAGCTTTACTTGTTTCAAGGTAACACCTTAAGAGAATTAACTGAAAATATTCAAGTACAATCTTCCATTCAATACCTACAAAACTCTACTGCTGTTTTTGGGTATGATGGAAATAATAATGTATCAACTGTAGAGTCAAATTTAGATACTGCAAGAAAAGATGGGTCTTTAAATAGTATTTATTTAAATCAAAATAATGAAGCGGATGAGAACGGTAACTGTATTGATTGTGATGGCGACATATACAATTCTCGTATTGGAGCTAGATATGGTTTAAATACAGAAACAGCCAACATTAATCCTACTTTTACTATTGATAAAAAAGCTGGTGTTATTAATTTTGATTCAACTATGGCCAATAGACAATGTGTGTTACAATACATATCTGATGGAATGGAAAATGGTGATGACTCACAAATAAGTGTAAATAAATTATTTGAAGATTATATTTATGCTTATATACAATATGCTATATTAAATAGTAAATTTGGAGTGCAAGAGTATATTATTAATAGAGCAAGAAAAAACAAACAAGCTTTATTAAGAAATGCTAAAATCAGATTAAGTAACATTCACCCAAGTAGATTGCTTATGAATCTTAGAGGTGAAGATAAGTGGATAAAATAAAATGGCAAACATTCAAAGAAATTTTGTAGCTGGGCGTATGAATAAGAGCCTTGACGAAAGGCTTATACCAAACGGAGAGTATATAGATGCTTTGAATGTTAGACTTGGTTCTACTGAAGAATCAGAAATAGGGGCTGTTGAAAATGCTAAGGGTAATACGCACAGGTTAACACTCACTTCAATATATAGACGGTACTGCACTAAGCAACTCAGCTAGATGTATAGGAGCTTTTGAAGATGGTGCAAATGAAACCATTTATTGGTTTGTTCACGACCCTGCATTTACTGTAGGAGCAACTGGAAAATTAGATTTAATTGTTTCTTATAATGTAATAACAGGAGAGCTTATTTATCACGTAATTAGTATAAATGATGGAAATGGTATAATACTACTTTAAATTTTAATCCAAACTTTTTAATAACATAGGTGTAGATAAAATAGATAATTTAATTGTTTTTTACTGATAATTTAAATGCTCCTAGAGTAATTAAATATTAGATTCTAATTATTCTGTTCCATTCAATAATGTAGATCAGTTTACCAATGAAGAAATTTTAGTAATTAAAAAACCGCCACTTGCTGCTCCAACACTTAAACTTATTAAGCACTACTTTACAAGATTCTTTTTTAGAGGATAATTTTATTTGTTTTGCATACAGATATAAATATTCTAACGCAGAATATTCAGCTATTTCGCAGTTTAGTGAACCTGCTTTTGACCCAAAAATTTTCTCTTTTTCTTCAAATAGTTTTTTAAATGAAGGTATGGTTAACTCCAAGAAATGGAGTACAACTTACATACAACACAGGAAGTTCATTAGTAGTTGGAATAGATTTATTATTTAAAGAAGCAAACGATCCTACTATAAAAATAATTGAAAGAATAAAAAAATCACCATTAGGACCACATAACACTAATGCAACTTATGTTTTTACAAACAGTAAAATATTTACTGTTCTTCCTGAAAGTACGAAATATCTAAGATTATATGATAATGTACCGAGAAAAGCTAAAGTCTCAAACATTAATGGGTAATAGACTTAATATACGGAAATTATACGGAAGGTTATAACTTAATAGATATAAATGGAGTCGCCTCTTAAATTTAAATTATACAACTTGAATTCAAATGCTCAAAATCTTGGAGGTGAGGCGCTGACCACATCAAATTTAGTATCCTATTTCTTACGAAGCATTTGGTGTTATTTCAACTTAATGCAAACTGCGGGATATTAAATTTGATTTTAGGCGGATAACCTAGATAAGTTCATTAGTTTCAGGATATGCTAATATGAATCTTGATTTTATTACTTATCAACATGCTTTGTAATTTTACGGTGACAAATTCTACCTGACGCAACAGCAGGGAGAGCACAATAATTAAGTTTTAATATACACTTTAACTAGACAATTATGCAACGTGTAGCTGATTTATTTAACAGCTCAGATTTTCAAGCAAAAATAGGGTTAACAATTGACGTCAATACAAACTGTAGCAGACGCACAAAATGGGTTATGGATCTACACTGAACTGATGTATTTTAATTTTACATTATTAGGGAGCATTAGGTACCGGTACCTATCATGACTATGCATATAAATCAAACTGGTATTAACTGCTCAAGCACAAACCCTCCAGCATAAAGGAGAACCAATAAGCGTTCTTTAGTTAGCGGAACAGACAATTGGGTTTAATATTTCCATGCTGCTCAATATATCAGAAACCGCTCCAGTAGCAACGAACCTAATTGTCTCTTATAATTGACATTACATCAGTAAGTGTTACAATTAGAACAATCAGCAAATCACAGAAAGCTTGCATAGTAACAGAGGATATGAGCTAGGAGTAGTTTACATGGATGAATATAATAGAGCAACTACTGCTTTAGTTAGTACATAACAACACAGTAAATGTACCTTGCTCAAGGTCTAGCAACTAAGAACGAAATCATAGCAACTATACCAGTGAGTCAAAGAGCACCTAGCTTGGGCAACAAGATATAAGTTTGTGTTTAAAACCAGATAGAGGAGATTATGAAACTATATACTCATCATATTTACTTTGAAGACCCAAATTCTAACAAATTCTTATCTTATTATTAGAAGGAGATAATATAGCGTAAAGTAGAAGACAGGCGATAGATTAATTGTAAAAAGAGATTCTTGATGGAATCCTATGACAAGCTTGTATATATGCTACTGTTTTAGAGAAAACCACAGAGTCTGCAGACTTTATAAAACCTACTAGCGGAAATCCTGTGCCCGGTGGAACTTATATGAAAATGTCTACATCTGATTTTTCAGCTGCGGAAAGTGCATTAGATATTATAAATTTTGGTTTAGTTAGAGCCGCTGCTATTAAAAGAGACCGCTATCCAGTAGCTTATTATAAATTTTATACTTCAGAAACAGACACAGCAACTCCTCCTGTAACAACAAATACTAATTATAATGTTCCTATAGGGTCTAGGATTGAAATGAAAATAGAGCAAGTAAGAAGAGGAATAGGTGGGAAGTGTGAAGAAAGAACTAGTGTTTTAGAAAAAACATTTATATCAGACAATACTTATACAGATATGTATGCTTGGTTTGTTGGCGAAAACATTGCAAATGTAATTGAAAACCAAGCAATTACCTTTTCAGGAAATCCGGCAGACCCGGTTAATAATATAGTTATATCTGGCTTATATACAGGAGTTGGTGATGCGTTAACCACAGGAGCTGCTGTAAGTAATGGTACTGAAGCGCATTTACTGACAGTTTTTGGAGGACAATCAAACAGCCCAACAACTAGTGGTGATTTATTATTAAATAACTATTATAGATTTTATCAAAATACAAACGATAATACATATTCAATTTTAGTTAGCGGAACAAGAGCGTGTAGAAATAATAACTTCGATGGAGCTTCTACGTCTTCAATAAATTTTACAGTTTATAGAAGAGACTCTGTGATTGTTTTTGAAACTGAACCACAAGAAGCTTTACCAGACGTTTGGTATGAAAATAATAAATCATTTTCTATTGATTCATTAGGAAACCATAGTGGAAATATTACAAATCAAGATATATCTTCAGGTATTGCTGGAGTAGTTAATACAGAATTTTTTTAATTGTTTTGCTTTTGGTAATGGTGTAGAAAGTTATAAAATAAGAGACTCTTTAACTGGTAAATCATTTAATTTAGGTAATAGAGTATTCACAACTTCTAACGTAGAATATAAAGAAGCTCACAGGTTTGCTGATTTAACTTATAGTGGGGTGTTTAATGATGAAAGTAATGTTAATAAATTAAATGAATTTAATTTAGGTTTAGCGAATTTCAAACCGCTAGAAGAAAGTTATGGAGATGTTGAAATATTATATGGTAGAAGAACTGATATACTTGTTTTACAAGAAGACAAAGTGTCATACGTATTAGCATCTAAAAATATTATATCTGATTCTACTGGCGGTGGTTTAGTAGCTTCTGTTCCAGAAGTATTAGGTAATCAAATTGCTCGTATAGAAAACTATGGTATTAGTAATAACCCAGAAAGTTTTGTGGCTTGGGGTGAAAACAAATATTTTACTGATGTTAAAAGAGGAGCTGTGATTCAATTGTTGGGAGGATCTTTTTCAGATGAAAGACTTATTGTTATATCGGATACTGGTATGAGAAGCTGGTTTAGAGATTTATTTACCGGAGCATTTACCACTCAAAAATTAGGAGGATACGACCCTTACATGGATGAGTATGTTTTAACTTCAAATACAATATTAAAACCTGAAATACCAGTTTGTTTAGCGTGTGGTGTTACACAAGATATAACAGTAATAGCTAATCAAGACTTTGTGTATTGCGTAGATGTAACAGAACAAACAGGATTGGTGACTGTTAGTTATGTAATTCCAAAAGAAGGAGAACAAGATATTGAAAGCGAAACTAATGTTCTAATGACAGACGAGTCTGGAGTTCAATTAATTACAGAGGGTTCTATTTCTCAAGTCAGTTATACAATTAAAGCAATCTATAAAGGTGTAACATATACATCTGGTTCTGTTAAAAAATCTGGCAGTTTTACATTTGATAAAAATGTTCCAAATATACAAGAGGTTACCATAGTTGTAAGTTCTGATTCAAATCAAAATGATACTATTCAAATAAGTGTAAGTTGTCCAAGAGCAGATGCTTTAAACATATATAACATTTGTGTAACTGATCCACTTGAAGCTGGAGAATTTATACACAACGAATTTAGTTGGACTGACGGAGTTACGGTTTCACCTAATGAATCTAATTTAGTGGAATTTACAAGCACATCTGCTTCTTTTGCTATCTCTCAATACCAGTTATTTTCAGGGTCGCAGGGTAGTGGAGTTTTCCCAGTTGACGGTTCTACGGTTACTATAAATTCAAACAAAATTAATTTTGATGATTTTGTATTTAACCCTTCAGTGGATAAATTTAAATATTTAAGAACAAACACATTTTATCAAAATAATGTAACAGATATTACAAGTTTACTTTCTTTAGCAATAGATGCAGCACCAATATCTAGTGTTGGCGCTCCTACAATTTATTCGGCAGATTTCATAATGCCAGCAAGCGGAAGTATTTTATATTTAGTATGGGATTATAGGTCTACTGGTACACCAACGCCTACACCAACTCCAGTTCCAACTGTAACACCGAGTCCAACTGTAACACCGACTCCAACTGTAACACCAACACCGACCCCAACTCCGACACCTATTGTGTATGATTATAGAGAGTATACTCAGTGTGGAGGCGGAAGCACTCAAGTATTTAGGCTGGTTTCAGGAGGTACATTTGATCCTGTCGTAAAGCATAGTGGCGTTTGTTATGAAAGTCCTTCAGTAACAGGTTCAACTAGTACAGTAGATATAGTAGAAACTTATACAGATTGTGCTTTATGTGCATCTGCTACCCCAACACCTACACCTACACCGAGTCCAACGCCTACACCCGGTCCGACGCCGACTCAGACTCCAGTTCCTACTGCGACTCCCACACCGACACCGACACCATCTTGTACTGAGTGGATATTGGCTTGTCCAAGTGGAACTGGTGGTTGCAATTACTCATATACTGATTGTGATGGAAACACTCAGACAGGAATATTGCCTGCAGATTATGATATTGACGTATGTGTTTTAAACGGAACAACACCTTCAGTAAACGGTGGTAGTGCAAGTGACACAGGAGTAAGTTGTAGTCCGACTGTAACTCCGACACCAACAGTTACTCCGGTTGGCCCAACGCCTACACCTCCGCCAACACCAACACCAACCTTTGCATTTAATTATTATACTGTTACAATGTGTCCAGGACAAGGTAGTGCTAACTATATTAATGTTAGAGTAGCAGACGCTAGTGGAAACGCTCCGGGCGATATAGTATTAATGGCTGACGGTAGATGTTACGAGATAGATGAAACTAGTTCAACTGTAAACGCTAATGACTATACTAATGTTTACCCAGATTGTGATACTTGTATAGCTACTAACCCTACTCCAACACCAACGCCAACTCCAACACCAACCCCGACGCCTGGAGGTTGTAATGAATGGGATTTAGAAGCAGCGTCAGGTTTAGTTGGTAACTTTAGTTATACTGATTGTAGTGGTGCATCACAAACAGAAAGTGTAGATGCTGGTGATTCAGCATCAGTATGTGCATTAGGGGTGCCTACTGTAACAAGTGGTGGTGGTACTGTTACGCTTGTAGGACCTTGTGTTACACCAACACCTACACCGAGCCCTACTCCTGGAGCACCAACACCGACTCCTGGAGCACCAACACCAACACCAACACCAGGTATATCTTATGATAACTATACAATAACAAGATGTGATGGTGGGTTTAATAATTATACTGTGGGTAGAGCACTTGCAAACACATTCCCAACTTATACTGTATTATTAATGCCTGATGGAAATTGTTATGAAATTGTTGACCCTACCGGAACGTTAGGTACGCTTGCAAATGCAGAATATACAGATTGTAATTCATGTACTACTCCACCACCTACACCAACTCCAACTCCACCTGTATTGCCTACACGAACACCTACACCTACACCGAGTCCGACACCGAGTCCAACTCCAACTCCTGGAGCACCGACTCCTACTCCAACTCCTGGAGCACCGACTCCTACTCCGACACCGACGCCTGAGGGCCCTACTCCGACTCCTACTCCGACACCGACACCGAGTCCAACGCTAGGCCCAACACCGACTCCGACTCCTAGTCCAACGCCTAGTCCAACGCCTACGCCTACGCCTGGTGCTTGTATTGCAATTGAAGTAGGTTTCTCCGCAGGCCTTTATAATGGTTGTTGTGCGCCTCCAGACAGCAGCGGTATTAAATACTTTAACGCTAACAGTGTAGCTTCAGCAACCAGACTGTATTCAGGTTTAGGTTGTACAGAGCTTGATAGAGGTACAATCTTCGTGTCAGAGGATGGTTCTACTTATTATGAATTTTTCAATGGTGTAAAAACAGCAGGACCAACATCTTGTCCATCATGTCCGTAAAAACAAAAGAGTTTATACATAAAGTCAATAAACATTTAAATGGCAATGTAATTGTTTTAGGCGGCTGGTCTAAACATTATAATGGTTACATAGAACATTATGACAAACACTGGATAGATATAAGTATTACTCCTGAATCTGTAGATTTGGTTTGTGAGTTAGGATTTAAATTAGATATAAATGGAGGTCATTCATGGGGAGGTCATATAATAAATCAATTTACTGTCATGTGTGGTATTAAACCAAACCGATATTTTCTAGATGTTTTTGTGTCAAATAAATTAAAGGGGTATAAAGAAATAAATAATTTAAAAATATTAACACCTCAAGCAAACATAAAGTGGCATCAAGAAGCTTATGATATGCTGCAATATGAATGGTTATCAGAAAAAATTGCCAATCTAAAAAACCTTTACAATATTTAATATTTTTTTAATTGGTTTATAATTAATAACTTTAATTAAATTTAATTTAATCCAATAGATTACTCATGTCGGAAAATAGTATATTCATCCAAATTGCATCTTACCGTGACCCAGAATTAGTACCTACCTTAAATTCATTATTTGACAACGCAAAATTTCCTAATAATATAATAGTATGTGTTGCTTGGCAACATTCAACAGAAGATAAGTGGGATGATTTAGGTAAATATAAAAAAGACAAAAGGGTAAAAATATTAGACATACCTTATACTGAAACAAATGGTGCTTGTTGGGCGCGTAATTTAATACAGCAAGAATATAATAATGAAAAATATACATTACAACTTGATAGTCATCACAGATTTGTAAAACATTGGGATGTTAAGTTGATTAAAATGTATGAGAATCTGCAAGAAGCAGGGCATAAAAAGCCATTGCTTACTACTTACGCAACAGCATACGACCCAAATAATTTTAACATTAAAAATAACGCTGATGTTTGGGGAATGAAATTTGATAGATTTACGCCTGAAGGTGTAGTGTTTTTCCTTCCTTATACAATTGAAGACACAAGCAAACCTTTACCAGCAAGATTTTTTTCAGCACATTTTGCTTTTACAACAGGTAAGCACGCAGAAGAAGTTCAGCATGATCCTTCTTTTTACTTTCACGGTGAAGAAATAACTCTTGCTGTTAGGTCTTTTACACATGGGTATGATTTATTTCATCCAAATGAAATAATTGCTTATCACGAGTACACCAGAACAGGTAGAACAAAACATTGGGACGACGATACAACTTGGGTAAAAAAAAATACACACACACATAACAGAGTAAGACAGCTCTTAGGAGTAGATGGTGAAGTTTGTTCTCCTTGTAATGAAAAACATTTTGGAGTCTATGGTCTTGGTAAAGAAAGAACGCTTCAGGATTACGAAGAATATAGCGGAATTAGGTTTAGGGATAGGGCTATTAGACAATCATGTTTAAATAATGAAATACCAACATTAGGTATAAAGAATGAACAGTATCATCTCAAATTCAATCACATATTAAATTTACATGGTAATCAATTCCAATATAATGATTATACTTTTTGCGCTATAATATTTGAAGATGAACAGAAAAAAGAATTATGGAGAAAAGACATAACCCATTTAAATCAATTAATAAAAAATAAAAATAATTTTAATATTCCAGTAGAATCAAATACTAAAAAACCAACCAATATAATTGTTTGGGCACATTCAGCATCTAATGGGTGGGCTGAACGATTAGACATTCCTGTTTAATGTTGATACCTAAAAAAATATTTCAAACATTTGAAACCACTCAATTACCTGAGGGTATGAGTAAAGCTTGTTTAAGTTGGAAAATAAAAAATCCTGATTGGGAATATTATTTTTTTGATAAAAATGATAGAGTACAATTTATTAAAAAACATTTTAGTAAAGATGTATTACAAGCATACCTTACTTTAATACCTGGTGCTTTTAAAGCGGACTTGTGGCGATATTGTGTATTGTATATTGAAGGTGGTGTATATATAGACGCTGACACAATATGTGAGCTACCATTAAATAATTGGATATTGAGTGATAATTATTTTATAGCTACACGAGATGATCCTATGGCTTATAAATGGTTAGGTAATGCTTTTATAGGTACTGTACCTCAAAATCCTTTATTAAAAGAATGTATTGATAGAATTGTAAAGCACTGTAAAGACAAACAAGAAATGTTTTATTTAGATTATACAGGGCCAGCATTATTAGGTAAATGTGTAAACAAAGCATATAATAGAGAAGAAGAGACAGATTATGAAATAGGACAATTAGGTAATTTATATGTTTTAAAGCATGATTTTGGCAGAACAAAATATGTTAGTCATGAAGGCAAGGATATATTGCACGTAGAGTATCCAGGTAAATTACAAGAAATGGAATCTATTGGTAATAAAAAGTTTTGGGATTATGTGCAAGAAGATAAAATATTTCGTTTGATACCTCATAATTTTATTTATACATCTTATGATATTTTAGATGTTAATGATTACATGATTGATTCATTTAAAGAAAAAAACCCCTATTATAACTTTCTTTATTTTAATCAAAACGCAGTCGATAATTGGTTTACTAATTCTATATACAATGATGCTTATAAAACATTAACTGAACGAGGTGAAAAAAGTGATTTCTTTAGGTATTGTTATTTGTATGAAAATGGAGGTGTATATGCTGACACTGATGTTTATTGTAACCAACCCTTAGACAACTTTATTGAACATCAGGATTTAGTTGTTGGTTTAGAAGCAAATACATCATTAGGAATATTTGATGATATAGTAGATAAAATAAATGATAACTACGTAAGTGTGTGTAATTGGTTTATAGCAACTAAACCTAAACATCCAGCATTATCAAAATTAATAAATGATATAATTGCAAATCCAAAAAATGGTGTATTACAAAATACAGGACCAGGTAGATTTACAAAACATATCTTAGATTATTTTGGTAGAGAACATAATTTCGAGAACGATATAAATAAAAATAAATCACAACTATTATCAATAAATAGATTTGGCAGTAATCAATCGCATTCTAATGCTAAAAAATTTAATAATCCATTTGAAATAAATGATGATGATATATATATAACGCACATGTTTGAAGGAACTTGGAGAACAAGTAAACAAAATGATTTACAAATTATAGAAACTGAATATTGTTCACACAATTTATCTTTAATACCAATATCTAAAGGCTATAAAGGTGTAGCACGTGTAGATAGAGATACAGCAAGAACTGAATTTATGAAAAAATTAGGTGATTGTAGAACACTATATGAATTTAAATTTGATAAAAATTTAAAATTAATTGATTATAGTGAAAAAGAAATTACATACAATCAAATAGCTAAATTTGAAGACTATAGATCATTCATATATAAAAAGAAAATGTATCACTCAGTAGCATACATTGATGAAAATTGGAATACAAGAATAGGATTATTAGATAAACATTATCGTTTTATAAAAGATATAGATGTAGAAGAGCCTAATAGAATGCGTTTTGGTGTTGGTGATGAAGTAATGTGGGAGAAAAATTGGTTATTCTTTATTCATAATAATGTTTTACATTTTATATATAATACATCTCCTAATTTTGTTGTTTATATAGATAAAGGTAATTTTGAATTTGAAAAAATAATTGATGTTGAAAATAAATTCAATAATAAATTTCCTGAAGATGAATTATATTTTAGTGCCAAAGTAAAAGTAGGTGGTTCAACGCAACCAATTTGGTTTGAAGAACAACAATGTTATATCTATTTAGTTCATACAAAAATATATAATGATAGAACATACAATCATTACGCTGTAAAATTAGATAAAGAACTAAACATAATAGATGTAAGCTATAAACCATTAATACCAGCGAAAATAGGATATGCTCTGTTTTTTATCACAAGATGGTTTACTAAAGGTGATAATGTAGTAATGAGCGGAGGGTTAGAAGATAATAAAAATTGGATTTGGGAAATACCTAAATCAAAAATTTTTAATTCTTTTAATTGAAAAAAGCGAGATAAAAGACATTGCATTTAAATTCGTAAATTTGTAAAAATATTTAGCGGATGGCTTGTGAAATTTATATATTATCTTGTCCTATAGGAGCAATAGGAGATGAGTGTACATTTGAAATCGATTGTTGTGGAGGACAAACAGTTAGTTACACTATGCAGCCTGACAGTATTGTTGATGCTTGTGTAGACAATCAAGGGACAGTCACTGTAACATCTTTATCTGGTTCAGCCTCAAGCGCATTTGAAGAATGTTCTTCTGATTGTGGCGATATCCCTGCAGTGCCCACTTCAACTCCAACAGCTACTCCGACAGCTACTCCGACGCCAACACCTAGCCCAACTCCTGGAGCCCCTACACCCACACCTAGTTCTACTCCTGTTCCGACGTTAACGCCGACCCCAACTCCAGTTCCAGCGGGTTACAATTATTTTACGCTTACTGCCTGTCCAGGAGGAGGAGGCACATTATATAGTAGTGTTAGAACAACATTTGCAAGTGGTGTATTTCCAGGAGATATAATAGAAATGCCAGATGGTAGATGTTATGAAATAGATGAAACAGCATCACCGGCAAATAATAACGATTATCTTAACGTGTATGCAGACTGTGATACTTGTTTAATAGCTAATCCAACACCTACTCCTACCCCACCTCCCACACCAACTCCCACACCAAGTGGTTGTAATCAATATGAACTCGAAGGTGGTGCTGGTGGTGGTAACTTTAGTTACACAGACTGTAGTAGTAACCCCCAAACAGAGTTTGTTCCAGATGGTGATTCAATACCAGTTTGTGGTTTAAGTGTTCCTATTTTAACAAGCGGTAACGGTAATGTTGTTTTTATTGGGCCTTGTATTCCAACAACACCAACTCCAACACCTAGCCCAACGCCAGGGCCTCCTACACCAACTCCAACGCCGACTCCTACAGCTACTCCAACTCCAACGCCGACTCCTACAGCACCTATTCCGACTAGTGTTGTTCCTCCAATACCTTCACCTGTAGAAACGGAATATACTTTAACATATAGCCAAACCTCTAAAGGGTGGCCATCTTTTTATTCATACATACCTGATTATATGCTTGGTATGAATCAATACTTTTATTCATTTAATGGAGGTAATCTATTACCAACATAATGCAAATGGAAATAGAAATAATTTTTATGGAGAGCAATATAATTCTCAAATAACAACAGTGTTTAATCAGAATCCTCTTGAGAATAAAATATTTAAAACTATTAATTTAGAATCAGATCAGGCATGGCAAGCAAATTTAGAAACCGATATACAACAAAACGGATTTATTGAAAGTGCTTGGTTTAAAGAAAAAGAAGGTGCTTACTTTGCATTCTTAAGACAAAACGGAGAAGTTCCAGCTTTACCGGGACAATACGCAATGAGGTCAGCAAATGGTATAGGAAAATCTACAAGTGTATCAGCAATAGGAAATACCACAACAATTAATTTCTCTACTAACCCACTGGTAGATATAGGAAGCATTGTAAGTATTGGTGATTATTTATATTTTTCTTTACCAAGCTATACAACAATTAGTTTAGCTGGACAAATAACAAACATTAAACGTAGATATACCAGCTGGAATAAATCAGAATCAATTGATACAAGTATACTGGAACTATCGACCGATAACAATTCAAGATGCTTATATACTTTATATTAAAAGTTCAGTTGCAGAATCTCACGGTTTACTTGGTCACTATTGTATATTTACTTTAATAAATGAAAGCACTAAATCCACTGAACTCTTTGCAGTTGAATCCGAAGTAATGAAAAGCTATCCGTAAAAATTAGTATCTTTACACTAGTATGGAGTTTAGTATAAGGAAATTAAATCCATCTGATTATGAAGATGTATTGGTAGGGTGGTGGAAAGATTGGGGTTGGCAAGCGCCAGCTAAAGATTTTTTACCAGAGAATGGAGAAGGCGGATTAATGGTAATGTTAGATGGTAAGCCTGTTTGCGCAGGATTTACTTATGTTACAAACTCAAAGGTTAGTTGGGTAGATTGGATTATATCGGATAATAAAATAGAAGATAAAGCATTGAGACACGAGGCAGTTAAATTTTTAGTAAGTACATTAACAAATATATGTTCTAAAAACGGTGGATATATCTACGCCTTGCTAAGACACGATGGTTTAATTCAAACTTACGAAGACCTTGGATATGTAAAGGGAGATAGTTATACACACGAAATGATTAAAAAAATATAATATGGGAGCAGGATTCGGAAACATAGCAGATAGCAGCAACTAAAGCCACTGGCGCAGCGGGAGCTGGTGGATTCTTAGGTAGTTTAGGTGGAGCTTTAGGTAAAATAGCTGGGCCATTAGGGTTGGTTACAGGTATTGCTGGTTCAATAATGAGTTTTAGTCAAGCAAAAAAACAAAGAGAAATGCAGACAAGAAGCTCAACGTGAAGCTGATAAAGCATTTAAAGAAGCTCAAGACAAAATTAGAAGTTAATTATTTAGAAGGTCTCTCAATAGCTAAAGAACCTTATGAATTAGAAAGAGAAGCCTTACTTCAAGCTGGAGCTTCAGCCTTACAAGCTGGAGTAGAAGGAGAAACTAGAGGGGCGGCTGCAGTAGCAGGGCAAGTCCTTGATGGCTCAGCAAGCAGGGGCAGCAGGACAAAGAGCGGCAATGTCACAGAGAAATGCAACAACTACAGCAGTTAGCCGCACAAGAAGAGTCAAGGCTACAAGGCGCAAGAGTTGAATTAGATTTAGGAAAAGCGATAGGACAACAACAAAGAGCTCAGCAAGCACAACAATCAAGAGCTTCAGCAATGAACGCTGGTATCGGAGGGTTATTTAATATAGCTGCAGCAGGTGTGGAGTCAGGAGCTTTATTTAAAGGCGCAAAAGGAGGAGCGGATGTAGCTGCGGTTTACTTCACCATCAGCTTTAAACGCTAGCACTAATGATATATTATCAGGTAATTTTAACAAAAGTAATGTTACCTTTGACCAAATAATGAATAGGGATATGGGTATAACGCCTCAACTAAACCTAATTAAGTATGGGAAAAACCCATTTGATATTTATACTAATAATTAATTATGGCTTTAGGATACGGATATGTAAGAGATGATGACCCAGTACAGGTTAACTGGGCTGAGATAAGCAAGAACTTTACTGACAGAATTAAGGCTGACCAAGTTGATCGTCAGAAACGTAAGGATGACATTCAGGAAAAATATAATGACTTACAGAAAGACTTAATAAATAAACCTCAAGGGTATAATACAGACCTAAACAAAGTTGTTGGTTCGTTTTCTGGACAAGCATCTTCTGCATCTTTAGATTTATTAAATAAATTAAAGTCAGGTCAAATTACTGAGCAAGAATATTATACTAAAAGAGCTAACCTTAAGAGTAGCACTGAGAACTTTTTTCTTTATTCTAAAAACTTTAATGATAACTATGGAAGGTTAATGGAGCTTGCTAGGTCTAATGATCCAAATAAAAAACTATCTGCTGAGTCAATATTTCAGCTTCAGATTGCCTCCGATATGTTAGATTTTAAAAACACAACTGCTATTGTTGACCCGGGAACCAATGAGTTAATACTAGTAAAAACAGATGAAGATGGCAATCCGACTAATGAAATAGTTAATGTAAGTCAGCTTGGGTATTTATCTTCCGATGAAAAACTATCCTATAATTACAAAAAATCTTATATCTGAAAATTTAAAAAACAGAGGGGTAAAAAAGTATACTGATGAAAACGGAAAAGTAATTACAACCATCCAAGGTGTAGAAGTTGACACTGAGACTGCTGAAGGAGCTTTGAATGGACTAGCAGAATCTATTGTAGGAGACCAATCGCAAATGATTAGTATACTGGCACAAAATGGTTATACGTTTACTAAAGACCCAAGTAAAAAAGATGACGAGAAGACAATATATTATGATATGAATACAAATGAGTATTCTTTTGATAGAGATGCTGCGTTAGCTTTAGTTACAGATGAAATTAATAATTCCATATCTGTAGAAGTAAAAGATGAAATTAGCGCGTATCAACAAGAGCAGCTTGATAGAGCTGATAGAGCATTTGAGGAAGGGGTAAGACAGTTCGATGAAACTTTAAAATTAAAACAAGATGAATTGTTAGCTGAAACAAATTCAACTGCTTCTAATGTAAGCTCGCCTACTAATTTCTTTAGATCCACTTCTGGTAGTGATGTGACTGCTAATAATTACATAAGGTCAATAAACGAAGATTCTATAGATACAGAGCAAAAACAAAGAGATGTTGCTATAAATTTAAATGAGGTATTAAATACAGTTGGTGTTAAAGATGCGGTTTTAACTATTAATAAAGGTGGTGAAAAAATTGCATACGAAGACCAGAGTAAAGAACCAATTTCATTTGAACAATATCGTAAATATGGGGGTGGCGCTCAAACTAAACCTTCAATTGTAATTAATATACCTGGTGTAACTGAGGGTGATATAGTAGTGCCTGTTGATTATAAAATTTCAGACTATCTTGAAAAGATTATGAACGCTATTGGAAATGCTAAAAAAACAAACACAACTATAAAAGGTTCTGATTTTGAATTTATTATTAATAATGATTTCTATAATCCTGGAGCGCCTCAAGAAGAAGAAGTTGTTGTAGAGGATGAGGAAGTAGTGGTAGACCCTACAAAATATAATAATTAAAAGTTATGAATGAGCAGGCACTCCAAGACGCTTACACTTTATTTAGTCAGAAAGGATACAATGGTAGCTTTGATGAGTTTGTTGAGTTAATATACAGCAATCCTGATGCTCTTGGAGATTCTTATACTTTGTTTACAGAAGAAGGTTACGCTGGTTCACTCGATGATTTTTCAGGATTGATGGGTGTAAAAAAAAAAGTCGAACCCGATATGGTTTCACCATTGGAAACTGGCACTTCTCAGCCCAGCGCATTATCACGAAACCAACGTCTTAACGTAGGAGCTGGACCTGAAAAAGATACAGCAATAGAAAGAGCTTTTGGTAAAAACGAAGTCACAGATTTTTTTGGAGATATATATAGAGCTTGGAAAACAGGAGCTGGACAAGGGGCAACTGTTGATGATGCTATAAAAGTATTTGCTTCAGGTTCAAATGTCTCAGATAAAAACCTACAACAATATATAAACGCAGTTGAAAACATGGAGTCCTTTGCACCCTCAGAAGAGATGCAAGATTTTAGTAGAATATACGAAGCGGAAGGAAAAGGAATTAAAGGTTTTATAAAAGGTATTGCTAAAAATCCAACAGCAGCAATACAGGTAGCTACCTCATCCCTCAGAGCTATGCTAAACCCAGCCTCGATTGGAGCGGGAGCGGCAGGAGCAGGAGCGGGAGCATTAGCTGGCCCAGCCGGAGCAGGAGCAGGAGCAATACTTGGAATGACGGGAGCTCTTGAAACAGGCTTATCTTTTACTGAGTTTTTAAAAGAAGAATTAAATGAAAAAAGTTTAGATTTTACAGACGACAATATTAGAACCATACTAGAAGATGACGAGGCTATGGGTAATATTACCAGAAGATCATTAGCAAGAGGTGCTACTATATCAACAATAAGCGCACTCACAGGTGGTTTAGCAGCTGGAGTTGGAGCTAATGTAGGTAGAAATGTAGCCCTAAAATTAGGAACGCAAGCAGGAAGAGCTGCATCAGCAGCAGCAGGGCTTGGAGTGCAGGCAGTAGGAGGGGGTGCAGGAGAAGCTATAGGTAGAGCAGCGGCAGGCCAAGAAATGGATGTAGCAGAGATTGGTTTTGAAGCCATTGGAGAAATAGCAAGTCCATCTTTAATAGGTACTGTAACAGCTGTAGCTAAAGTTCCTAAATACAAAGTAAACACTGAAGAAGTTTCTGAAGAGGCTGTAAAAGAAATAATAAAAACTACTAAGGATTATACAGAATTAGATAACATTAAAATAAAAATAGAAGACAATCCTGTATTAGAAGCAGAGTTACAAAAAAGAAAAAAGGAGTTATTGGATATAGAAAGCTACAAAAAAGGCATGACTCCAGAGCAGTTGGCTAATGCTACTGAAGAGGATATATTAGAATTAGTATCTTTACAAAATAAATTAACAGAGTATAACGACAGTGGTAATGAAGCAGGAAAAGATAATGCTGCCAAAGTTAAAGCTCAAATAATAAATAAATTAAATGCCCTTCAAGAGCCAAGCACAGAGAAAGTGGATGTACAAGAACCTGCCGCAGATAGCGAAACAGTGGGAGAGGGAGACGCCCAACAACAGCAGCCTGCCACAGAGGCTCCATCCGAGCAAGCCGAAACCCCAGCGCAACCAGCCGAAGAGGTCGAGACTGAGGTTGAGGTTGAGGAGAGCGAGGTAGTAGAGGAAACCTATACACTACCAGAAGATCCGAGAAAAGCCAAGAAAGATTTTCAAATTATAGACAACAGAGATGGCTCTATAATAGAATTAGATGAAGATGGAAGTAATAAGTGGATTATCAGAAATATTAAAACAGATTTTATAGGAACTTCTACTACTAAAACTGAGGCTCAACAATTTTTAAATAATACAGTAAACAGGGAGGGAATGACTATGGATTACGGAGAAGGTGAACCTGTACTTGAAGAGTTTAGAACTCAGGTAAAAGAAGAGGTTGTTGAGGAAGTAGCTCCAGCTACAAATAAAATAGGAAACTTTGATGTAGTAATAAAAGACAATAAGATTGTTAGTATTACTAAGGATGGAAAGAAACCATCTGCAAGATCTTTATCTCGAGTACAGAAAAAAATATTAGACCAAGGGTTAATTAATGTAGAAGAGGGAGAATCAGTAGTTTTTGAAGGAGGTGAGGAAGTAGATTTTTCAACTGAAGTTTCTATTAAAAGTAATAATCCTAAAGAGGTAGCTCAGCAATTTGAAAGAGTTCAGGAAAAAATAAAAGAACAAAAGCAAACAAGCTCCGATATATCATTAAATCCTTTAGGTGTATTATTTTCAATAAAATTTACTCCCGAATCTTATGAATTTGTAACAGGTAAAAAATTAATAAATTCTTCTCCTGAGTTTAGAAAAACTTGGATTGCAAAAAAAGATAAAGGCGGAGTCAGTTTAGAAGACGGATGGGCAGAAACTTTTATTGATAATAATTTACCTATTCCGGACTTAGTCGAAGTTACAGATTTTATAAATGAATTTCAAACAAAAGCTCAATTTAATAGATCGTTAGAGGTTTTTACGCCTAACCTACTAACAGATTTAAAAAATAGATTTGAAGAATTAACAGGACTAAACGCTTCTCCAACAAACATTCAAAGAGTTATTGAAGCATCACCAGAGACAACTCAAAGAATTGCTGAAGAGGAGGCGGTGGATGTAAAAGTAAAAGAAGAAAAACAAAAAGAACAAGCGCAGAAAAAACAAACTAAAGAAGAAATAAGTGAGGCTAAAAAAGAAGCGGTTGAAAAAGAAAGAAAGAAGACTATTGATAACAGAAATAGAAAAAATGCGTTAGGTAATATTAAAAAAGGTAAGCTGGGTACAGAAGGTACAACTGTTGTGCTTAAAAATATATTTACAATAAACCCAAAAGACATTAGAGCGGCTATTAAAGAAGGTGTGTTGCCTGCGGAAATATTAACTAGGTATAATGAGCTAGCAAAACTGATAGGGCAAAGAAAGGCTGTTCTTTTGGATCTTCCAGAGGTCAGAGAGATAAAGAAAAAAGCCGACGCTTTATATAATGAATTAATAGATGGTATAAATAAAGAGATAGAGGAGGCGGGAGATACTGAAGTTGAACAAGTGGATGTTGATAAACTAAAGACTGATATACTTTCTATGCCGGTAAAAATAAACCCTACACTTGATAAAGCTTCACGTGATTTAGCTACTAAAATAAAAAGATTGTCTGATGCAGATTTAGATTTACTTATAGAAGAAACTGAAGATGGCACGCAAGATGTAAGAAAATTAAATCAACTAGAGTTAATTAAAAAAAATATAAACGCAGGGTTTGTTCCTGCAGCTGCTAACGATATAATAAATACAATAGAAACAAGAAAAGATACTAAATCAGTAGTGCCTAAAGTTGAAAAAATTTCAACTAAAGGTTTGCAAGGAGGTTTAAGAAAATCCTTTTTTAATATTGGAAGAGCCCTTGGTTTAATAAAAACAGGAAACTTTTTTGAAGCTGTGTTTAAATCAAATCCCAAAACAGTGTTTGATGATTTGATGGGAAATGCAAATGACACAACAATATTTGAGAAGTTAATTAGACCTTTAGCTGCTGCGTTTTCACAGTATGATGTACAGAGAAGTAATGTGCTAAAAGAGTCAATTGAAAAAATTGAAAAATTAATTGCATTTGATGGTAATAAAAGAATTGAAAGATCTCAAAATGAAATTATAAAAGATAAAATGAAAATCATGACCTATCTTTTACAGTTAGAGCATGAATCAAACCCTATTGAAAGCAATCAAGAACAGAACTTAACACCACCTGCGCTTGCTTTTATTGAAGAAACAATTAATTATTATATAGAAAATTCACCAGCTGAAGCTGATGTTACAGTAGAAATGTTACAGGAAATAAAAAAAGAATTTACTGTTAACGGAAAGATTGATTTAGGTAAACTTAAAAATTCTTTTTCAACTAATATAAATAAAGCAGTAGATGAATACCGTAAGGCTTTTGATAATCTAGCTGATAAAACAGATTTTGTTTCTGCAGTTCTTAGAAGAAACAAAGTAAACCTTTTTAATAACTACGTGAAACACGTGGTATTATATAACCCAAGTGATAAAGAAGCTGTATACAATGCGCAAAGAGATAAGTTTACACAAAAAGCTTCTGCTAAATCAGGGTCAATAGAAGAAAGAATTCCTGGAGCAAAAGCATTAAGCTTTGACCCTTCTTATGCTCTTATGAAAGCTACGGATGATATTTTATTAGATTTCAATATGACTAATGAAATAAGAAAATTTAGAATGAAAATAAATTCTTTAAAGAAAACAGAAGGATTAACTCCTTTACAACAACAAGCAGTTATAGCTTTAGAAAGATCAATGGAGAAAGCATTGGCGTCAACTTTTGATTCTATAAACTCTGACCCATCAGCAACTACTACTCTTATAAATGAAATAAGAAGAATTGGTTACGAGGCTGCATTAGTTTCTGCTCCAAGAGCAGTGGCGGAATTATCATCAAACTTTTTGTTTGCTATATCTGCAAACCCTGACGCTACATTGGATGGTATTAAAAACTACGGAGGTGTAGTAAAAGAAAATGGAACTATGTTGAATTTTCTAAGCAACATAGGCTCAACAGAGGCAACTAAATTAGCTAATGTAGATGAGATTACAGGTAAATTAACAGATGATTTAGGTGTAGATAAATACGTTAGTAAATCAGGGAAGGCTGCTCCACAATTAAAAAGCATATTATTACAAATAAATAATTACGGTCCAAAACAATTAAGGAATTTTACAGCTGAGTTATCTAATAAAATACTTTCTTATCCAGACCAAATGATAGGAAGACCTTTATACTTAGGTGAGTTTGTGAGGGTGTTTGAACAGGAAACAGAGATAAGATTGACTGAGGATGATATAAGAGATATGGCTAAAGGTCCTGGAGAGTCTAAATATTTAAGCCAAGAGTATGCAGAGGCTATAAATAAAGCTGCAATTGCTGCTGACAAGCAAGCTATTATGTCTACAACTTCACGTAATCCAATATTAGCCATAGAAAAATTTAAAAGAAAAAAAGATGCTGGAGCATTTCAGGAAATATATAGGGAAGCAAATGCTTTTATGTCTAACTTTTTTGCATTTGAATACACAACAGCTAGAACTGCTGTAAACGCTTTGTTTAATGAAGGAGCTATAAGTGAAAAACAAGCACTAGGCTTGTTGCTGGGGATAACCCTTAGAATGTCAATGTATCAAATAATATATAAAGTATTGAGTGATAATGTGGACCAGGCATTTAGAGAAAAAGATGATGATGATATTGATGAAGTGCAAGAACTTGTTGATGAAACTAAAAGATCTTTAACTGGGTCAATACTTACACTCTTAACGAGGCAGACTATGGGTAATGTTCCTTTCGCTGCAATAGCTTATGGTCTTGAAAGATTTAATGAAAACAATTTAGGAGGATTAAGAAGCGATGAAGAGTATGATTCGTTCAAGCATTCTATTGTTTATTCTCAACTTGGTAAAAAAGATTTAGAATCAGAAAACTTAATGACTAATTTAGCGACACTTTTTGCTGGTCCTTATGGTACAATTTTAAGAAGAGCTGAAAGAAATTTTGAACTAGCTCAAAGAACTCAAACTAGAAAAACAGAATCAGCAAAACAAAGAGCTGAAGATGAGTTGACTGCTAATATGCTTTTAGATATTTCTGGTAACGCCGGTCTTCTTCCATTCTATAAAGATGTAAGAAGGATTATTAATGCTAAACGTAATAAAGAATATAAACAAAAACAAAGTGAGTTGTCTAAGTCTGAGCTTAGAAAATTAAATCCAAAGCTTTACAAAAAATTATATGGGCCTGGTAGTGCAGAGGCTAGACTAAGAGCTTTAAAAAGAAAGCTAGATTCTAATTAAATAAGTTCCAGAAGATAACGTAAAGTATCACTGCGTTTATTATAAATACAATTATAAAGTTTAGTTGAGGCTTTGAGAATTTATATTTCATTCTCTAAAGAATCAGTAATGGTTTTAAGTTGGGCGTTAATCTTGGAAACCTCACCCTTTAAAGCTCCATACTCATGGTCAATAAGCAGTTCATATATATTATTTACAGACTCATGAAGATCATTCATAATATAATTTATATTACGTATGCGTTTCTTTTCTAGTGGAGAGATATTCATAACTACTTTATTTCTCTTAGCATCATTCCGCCCCAATACTCATCGAGTGATTTAACTGCTTTGTAAATTTTACGTGATTGTTTGTGTGTGGTATCAAGCTCTGTCTTAGTGGAGTCCTTTCCTTGATTGCAATACAGGTCAGCGTCAATCTCAAATAAGGCGTCGATTTTTCTTTTATTACTCCAACTAGTAAAGCTTAAAATTTTATCTATATCATCTATATTGTAAGACATAAGTATACCTGATACTTAAAGTTAGGAAATTTTTTCTTTACTTCTTTTTAAATTATAATATTTTTGTTTCAAGTTTATGTAATGGTTTAATAGAAATTGAAACTTATCCTCCTCTGACTTGGCTAATAAATTGTTTGCAAACTTGAATTTACTTTTAAGAATTAGTCTGATTTCGTGATACAATTGTAAAAGATAAGTCTCCTCCCAAGCCCTAAAGTTTTTAAATATTTTTAAACCATGAAGCACACTAGCGTGGTCTTTATTTACCACCGAACCTATATCGGTTAATGAATGTGTAGTGAAATCTTTACATAACTGATAGTATAAAGCTCTACCATATACATAAGAACGTTGTCGCCTACCATCTGATATATCTATTTTAAGTGAAGAGTTCACATATTCTTTTATTGTTTCTAATTCGTTGACTTGTCTAGTCCTGTTCATTCTTTATGGTTTTGTTTAGGTTAATGTAATCTAAGTAAGCATCACTATCTATGACGTTAAATTTAAAAAAAAGAGGATGCATTGATTTACTGTTTAAATATTCAACGCTAAAAAACAAAGGACTTTTTAGCTGAACAACTCCAGCTATTAAGCCAAACCTTTTACTTGGTTTAGATAGTTTATTTTGTTCATACATCTCTTCAGCTAAACGATCTAACTGCATAATAATTCCTGCGCTATAAATAGAAGGCAAGTTTTCCAGCTCCTCTAAGAAAGTTTCTTCCATTTCGTAGTAGTGCTCATCCCCTGTAAATCTCTGCGGTAAATCCATATTGTCTCAATTCTTTTAATCGGTACTCCTGAAGCTTAGACACTTTACCCTTTTTGGTTTTGATTTCGTAGAACTCAATCCCATACTCAGGGTGCAATGCAAGAACATCTGGTATACCATTCTTATTAGTCTTTATTAATTTTAAAACAAAGTAACCATCAGCTTCCAACTCTTTAATCTTCTTTGTTTGAATCTGTTGCTCTGTCATATTATAAATTTAGTTAATCTTTTGATTGCTTTTTTTCTTTTTCAGCATCTGCTTTTAATTCTTTCAGAGCTTTGTCATACCCCTTCATTCTCTTGATGGTTTCCAGGGTACCCACCGATAGGTTTTTTAGGTTATACATTTCCTGTATTACCTGTTGCATAATTTCGTCAAGTTTGTTGACTTTATTCATCATCTCAATTAATTTTTGTTCTTTCATATTTATAAACTTAGTAAATCTTTTTCAAAATGTTTTAGCGTGTAATCTTTTTTCTTAGTGACCGCTCGGTATATCTTTTCCTCAATACCATCCTCTGAGAATATCCAGTACACATCATTCTGGATAGAGTCTTTGGTTGTCATTCTGTCACGTGACTGCCAATAGCTAAGGGCAGAGAAATCTATGTTGTAATTCACAAGACAATCCGCTTCCTTTAAACTAATTCCTTCACGTCCACTCACCACTTGGAGCGCTATGTTTTTATTAGTGGTTTTAAATTCTTTTAATTCATTAGTCAAGTCATCCCCGTAGACCTCTTTTAAAGCATCATACTCGGCTTTAAACTTATAGAATATACCTATCTTCTGATTCTTAAATTGAGTGCGTATAAACTCAGCTTTCGATAGGTCTATAACGGTTGCTTTTCCGCTCTCAAACTTTACTGTTCCAGAGAAGAGTTGGTGTAATTTAGACATCAGCTTCACACCGGTATCTGCCAGCACCACCTCATCAGTTCCCTCGATAACTAAATTCTTTTTCAGTTGCTTGACTATGTTATAGGTAAGGTCAGACATCTTAACCTTCAATACCTTTTCAATGGTTTCTACTTTAAACCCTGCTTCCTTTTGAGTATAGCTAATCATATATGGTTTCATCTGATCTAATATAGACTGCTTGCCTTTTGTGTAGTTATTGTGAGGCATAGCCCCTATTCTAATTTGCACCACATCCACATAATGTTTAGCAAACTTATAAAAGTTGGTATAGTTTCTAAAAGGATTTTGTGGGCAGGCAAATACCTGGTGATACATCTGACTAAAAGATTCTGGAGTTGGAGTTCCAGACATTAAGATAACAAACGGGTTCTGCTTTTTAATTATCTGCTTTATCATCTTAGTTCTCTTGCTCGGCTTGGGATATGCACCCATACCATGAGCTTCATCCAGAACTATGCATTCATATTCACCTTTAACCTTATGTAGACTCTCGTAGTTAATAACAGTAAGATGAAACTTAGGACTAAGTAATTTATAGTCATCCTCTATGGAGGAGATGGCTTTTTTCTTGGTTACGAATAACATATTGTCAACGCCTAGCTTCTGGGCTGTACCCATAGCGGTCAAAGTCTTTCCTGTTCGCACCTGCATAGACAGATAAACAAACCTATACTTAACAAGCACATCAAAAGCCTTGTCTATAATTTCCGATTGGTATTTTCTAAATTTCAAAATGGTATATAATTTGATTCATCCTCGTCTTTTTCTTCCTCTTTATCGCTAATAACTATCCACTTTCCTACAAGGTCTCTACCCTCTTGTGGTTTCTCTCCGGTTTTGTAAACACAATAAGCATTAATCCATTTGTAAAACCTCTGTCTGCTTATAGTCATCTTAGACTTTGGCCCGTAGTCAGGATACTCATTTATAAAATCAAAATACACCTCGTTTAAATGTATAGTTATATCTGGTGCTATTTTTAGGTTTGGCTCTGCACCCTCAAGCAATCCACACCACTCTATAAAATCATGACTCGTCTCGGCAGAGAGTTGTCTAATCTTTAAATTAACAAACTCACTCTGTATTAAGCCTTTATTTAGGTAAAGTTGAATGCATTGTATCATATAGTTATCAAACACACACCACTCATCATCATCCCAATCTCCAAAGAACAATCTACCAAACTCATCTTGTGGTGTATAGTTTTTGTTGTAATGTTGGTGAAGCTCTAGCTCCCACTTCCTTCTTTGAAATGAATTACCCGCCCCTTTAATTGCATAATTTGTCGTGATGGAAATCTTAGGACTCTTGCTGAATGGAATTTTTATTGCATCTTTATTCTTTTTCTCAAGAGTTAATCCTTCAGTCACTACACTAAACAATCTTTCAAAGTCAAAGTATTTCTTTACATCATCAAAGCAAAGTATCTGAGTATCTGCTGATACTAATTGATAAGCAAATGATTTAGAGAAATCAAAAGCCTTGCCATCGATAGTCACTAGCTTTTTCATGTGACTCAGAGCATTCATAAAGATTCCCTTACCTGTTCCTCCCTCTGGATTGTCAGAGATAACCTCATCATTAAGTATTACCGCAGGACAATACGATAAGTTCTTGTGACCATGCATTAGAAATCCTATCGTTGACTGCATTGACTCTGTTCTGACAGGATTGTTAGCGCTTATGTTTTCAATAAACTTCTTGTAATCACAATCAACTTGCTCACATCTTTTATAAACTCTATCTATGACATGATCTTTCCATACATACCCTCCTAAATCTACATAGTCAATGTCTATTACCTCGTCCTTCTTAACTTGTACTGCGCAGTTCCTGTAATATAAATAGGATGAATCCTTAGTATCCGCTATAAAATATATATCAATAGTACCAAGCAGAGTTAAAAACTCTTCACGAAAAAACCTGGTTTGTTCTGCAAAGTAATTGTATATCGATACATCCTCGAAATGGTATAGCTTGTCAAGTATAAAATCTTTTATCTCCTTCTCGCTTGTATGGTCTATAAGATTATTGGTAACCTTTACAAACACATAGTTCTTCCCACCCTCTGGACAATACTTATAAAAGCCATTGTCCTCTAAGAATCTTTTAAAAAGCAAAGGAACAATCTTAATGGTACCCTTCTCGTTTTTAGTCCAGAAATGCTCATCTTCCTGCTCCTCTGCTTTGTCGATAACGGCCTCAATGTCATCGATTTTTAAATTAGTTTCTTGTAAATCTCTTCGTATGTCTTTTTTTGAATCTCCCCTTTTGATTCTTTGCTTTATATCATTGATGGTTTCAGTATCTTCATAGAACTTAGTGTTAAAATCTGCGGTGTTTCTGTATGCTGAATCAATCGTGGTTTGTATCTCTACTTTACTAAAGCCTGATGACTCATACTGCGAACACACAAACGAGGCTATGTTTTTACTAACACCAAACTCATTCAACGCCATAGCAAGTATGTATAAGTTGTGGTTGCGCTGTCCCTCAACCATTGGGTATTTGTTCTGGTGCCACTTAGTTAGTATCTCTATAATCTTATTCTCGCTTGTAATCTTTAGAACAGGTACATCTTTAATAACACTTCTCTCTTCATACTCCTCCTCCTCAATCTTCTCCCAAACAGATGATGTCTCGTTTATAAATAGTAAACGATCATACGACTCGTAACATACCCTGGATATATTTTTAGATGTGGCGTCAAAATAAGAAGAGTTGAACTCTTTTTTAAGTGAGTTGAAATACTTGGTGTGGTTCTCTGGCTCTGCTGGTATCTTAATTAAAACCTTTAAACCATTACCTGATGGAGAGACAAATACAGAATAAACAAACTTATTGTTTTGGAAGTTCTCCTTGTCTTCCAACATATCCTTTTTCTTTTTGTAGCCATCAAAGTCTAGGCATATAAGTCCACTATGGTTTTCTATTGATGAGTCTGCTCTCTTTTTAAATTCACCCGAGAAGCATATAGCTGGTAGGTTTTTCTTTAGATCATTTCTTTTACTCTTATCCTTTTCAGCTCTAATTTTTTTTACTAAGTCCTGGTTCTTTCCATTCTTAATTCTTTGTAAGATGTATGTTACATCTTTTATAAATGGCGTTTCTGTTTCTCTTATGTTCTGAAATATTGTTACTATGTGAGGCATGATTTGATTTTATTTGATTAAAAAAAGATGGGAGGATGACTAATAATATGAAAAAAAACGATTCCTCCCACCTTAACATTAAAATTAATTTTAAAACTAGAAAGGCAGATTGTCCTTTTCCTCAGACTTATCTGCTTTATCTCCTGTTTTTACATAGGGTGTACTAACTTGAATGGATAGCTTGTAGTCTCCTGCTTGGGTAGTTCCCTCCCATGCAGAAATCTCAAACTCTTTACCATCTAGGTCAGTCATTGTTCCCTTTAAATCCGGTTGGGTATCCTTTTCTTTGTAACTATTTTTGAAAAGTGAACCTCTTCCTTCTTTGTGTTTGTATTTAGTTGTACTCATAGATTATATATTAAATTAAAATTCTCCTTTAAAAATTATATCCTCGATACTTTCCTCTGCACCTTTTGCAAAATATTTATCGTAGTGATACAATGCTTGTTCCACCTTCTCCTTTGCTCTCGCAATTGTTTCAGGAGTTGGATTAAATATACCGACATCATAAGTCATTGTGCCTGGTTTTGTTCCGATAGGCTTTTTGGTTTTTCCTATTACAAAAAATACCATAGGCATACCTGACAAGGTTTGATATATATACGATTGTGTATCGTAATAGTAGTAAGGTGCATTTCTGGTAAACTTAGCGACATCCCCAGAAGTCTTTAGATCTATTACCATTCCCTTGCTTATACAATCACACTTCCCCTTAAAACCATGTCCCATGATTTCACCAATAAGTGGCTCCTCATATTTAGCATCAAAATCTAAAAGGTAATCCTTCATAAACTTAACCTTGTTGTTGTTCTCATTCATAAACCACTCGACTAGCTCTTTAATCTCATCTGCCTCTGATGTCTTTAAAGCGAAGTCTACCTTGTTGTCTTCCAAAAACTTTTTATAAGTAGCATCTCTCCTGGATACATCTGCAATTAAAAAGTCTTTCGCCTTATCTGGCTCAAGAATAAGTTGGTGAAATAATCTTCCCTTCTCTAAGTTCTCGTTAGATTTTACTGGCAAATGAAACGCCTCTGGATTATCCCTCAATACCTTGATGTCTGAGTTAGATAGCCATTGTTTTCCAAATTTCCCGTAGTAATGCTTGTCGTCTCTTAGCTTCTCAATAATCTTTTTATTTTCCATAGAGTTCTTTGTTAAGTTTTTCTATCTGAGTCTCGTCCACTATGTACTTATCCATAAGTCTTGATAAGATAGTATCCCACTTTACTTTCTGAGACTGAAGCCTCTTTGATGTCTCTACTATCTTAGACCAATTGTCGTCTGTTACCTTGACTTTTTTAGCCGAACTCTCTTGGTTTGACTTGCTAATTTCCTCAGCAGTTATTTGAGGTATATCCTCCCCTGCGTATATATACAATCCCATTCCATGCATCGCTAGATTTTTAGTTAAACATCTCATAAGTGTACTATTGATCTGAGTTGAATTTGGTTTCAAAACCGATTGGTTTCTATTGTCCATAACAGGAAGCCACATCTCTAGTGTTTCCTCTTTAATCGTTACAGAAGTATGACAAAAAGCACCCACCCCCTCCTTGTAGGAGAATGGTAGATTGGTTTCTGAGTCTCTGTAATATGTATAGGTAGCATCAGGAAAAGTTTTCTTTACCTCTTGCCACGCCCACGACCAAGACAGATAAGTAAGTTGACCTTTTTTTTCTGTCCTATCGTTCACATTGACCGCATTCAGCACATCAAATGTGGATTTTTTATTAATAGTTTTACTTGGCATTTGTTTTAATTTTAGTTAGTTTTTGAGTAACCTTATAATACTTATTTAGGATTTGCTGTCTGGCTTCTTTTAAATATAAAAGCCTTTTGTTACTCTTGTTCCCATTAAGTTCGCTTGATATTCCTAATTTAATTCTATCAAGTTTTTTTTTATATTTTTCTAATGTAATTTTATATACTCCTACACTCCACCCCTGATTTAAAATAATTTCTAAATTTTCTCCTTGCATTTCTACATAATAATTACCCGCAGAGGATAAGTCATATATCTTTACCCTCTTTGTTTCTATATCTTGAGCTATTTTTATTCCTAATTTCATTCTGGCTTTGTAACCTTTTCCGTCCATTGAAGTTGTTCCTGGATCATTTACTGCCTCCATAAAAATACTACTCAACATCATGGTTTATCTTACTTAATTTATCTATAATATAAACATAATCTTTATCTTCCTCAATTAGTTTTTTAAATGCAGTTATACCATAGTGTATGATTTCTTGCGGTACATCTTGGTTAATCTTTTTAAGATAACCGCTTATTTCTTTTTGTCCCATGTTTGATTTAACACTACATAAATAAAACAGCATTTGTCTTGGCTTTACTATTTCATCTTTCTTCGTTTTTTCAAATAATTCTTCAACAGAAATATCTAAATAGTTAAGTATGTTCTCCAGGTATTGTTTGAATATGTGTTCTTTCATTGTATTTCTTTTAAGTCGGTTATAATTTCTTCAAGTTGATTGCCTTGTACGTATGATAGGTTTCCAGAGGTATCTTGCAGTTTCTCTAGCTTGTCAATGGACTCAGAGACTCTATTTATGATAGCCTCTATTCTATACTCATACAATTTTATTTGTTCTTCCATAAATTAAAAGTTTAAGAGTTGTAATCTTTTGCTATATTTTTTTTGAAGTTTTGTTTTGAATATTATTTTACGAATAAGAGTTTTATCATTGACGGATCTTAACCTCTTTCTCAAATTATCGCATTCAAAATCTAAACATAATATATACTCAGCAATATATTGTCTATGTTTTTTCTTTCTGATTAGTTTTTTTAGTTTCATTTTTAATAAAATAGTTGTTAGTTATAGTGTATTTGACATCATAAAATAATGTTCCTTGATGTTTGCAGTCCAGACAAATGTAATCATGTGAAGCATAATCGCCTAAATATTCAAAAGTTTCTAGCACTATGTTTTTACTCTCACACTTTTTACAAAACTGATTGTCCATTTTGCAAATATATTAATTTTAATAATAATTTAAATAAATTTTAATAATAATAATCATATCATTTTATTTATTTTTTATATTCATTTCATATATAATTTCAGTCGCTTCTTTATATATTTCTTTATTGTTTTTTGAATTAGGTGTTAAGTAAACGTCCTCTTTATATACATCAATGTTTTCTACTCCAGAATCAGAATAATAATCACAGCTGACTCTATAAATATTTTCATTGTACTGAAATTTAACATCTACCAGGAAGATGTGAGCCTGGACTTTTTGGTTTAATATTTTTCTCATTACCAATCCAAACTTTTTTCATCTATGTGAAACTCCTCTTTATAATATTCTCTTACTTGTTCGTAAAGCTCATCATAAATAGGTTGTTCAATTCCCCTGGCTGAAGTTGCATGATATATTCCTATATCACAAATACCCCTACCCTCTACCTCATAAGTGCAATATGCTCCGTATCTTTGGTTTTTATATTCAAAATCAATTCTCAATTCAAATGAATTTACAATTGCTGACTCATTTGTTACATGAATGATCTGATCTTCTCGTTGTTTTAGTTCGTAGTCGTGTCGTTCCATAGTTTTAATGGTTTAAATTGTTATAGCATTTATAGCATAAAGCGTCATATCCTTGAAAAAAAGTATCCCAATCTATTTGCCAGTATAAATCCTCTGATGTGTGCATGATGGTGTTACATTTATCACAATTATTTAAATCGTGTAAATCTTCATCATAAAATTTCCATTCAGCTTTTGAAAGCTCAGTGGTTTTTTTACCATATATTAAATCTTCCATAGTTTTAGATTTTTTTGAATTCCTCATTAAACTTCATGTACTCTTTCCAAACTTCCTGGAATGTTCCTTTCATCTGGAATACCTTTTCTCCTTTGTTGGTTCTTTCTCTATTTGGTTTATTCTTGTTGTTCATAATTTTAATTTTAGTTAAAATAAACCTGGAGAATCAATCCAGGTTTTTTTGGCTATGGAGTCATAACTTCCATTGATTCAGATATTACGGTTTATGTTGAATATCCGCCAGTTAGTAATAGGGGGGAGGACTCGAACCTCCGACTTCTATACCCACCATTTCCTCTTGTTCTAGAATTGAGTTCCTGGTGTTGTTAGAATTAATTACTAGCTTAATTACGGCTTTAAATTAATTTCAAGTATAGCTTCTACCTACTGAATTACCCCATTTGATTGTTACCAGGAAGCTCTATAAGAAAAATCATCTTCCAAAGCTTCGCTACTACTTAATAATTCCTCTAACTCATCAGCAGTTACCTGGAGATCTTGCCAATAATCTTCGTCATATTCATCAGAGCCAAAGAAAAAACCTTTTGAAGTCGGCAGTACCGACTCCGCATGGTCTTTATTTTTTAATGAATATAATATATCGTCCAGGAGGTTTGCTAATTGTTCGCTGCTTACATAATATTCAGCGCAATTATCAATTCCGTTTTGAATATTTTTAACAAACCATTGATGAATTTGATTAGCTTTACGCCAATAAATTTCCTCAAATTCTATTGTCATTACTTTTGAGGAGTCAATGCTTCTTCCATTTCTGGAAATTTTGACATTATGTTTTTGTTCCTCTGGAGTATGCTCCCAGTTCTTAACATACTTTTTCCTGGTTAAATACATATCTAATCCCATTATTTCAAAATTTTTATGAAGAGCGTTAAGCTCTGCGTTAGACATTTTATTTATTTTATCCCAATTTATAACGCTTGGCTTCTTACCGCTAAAAGCATTATTAATGAAATCTAAATCATCTTTAATTTTATTTTTCCTCATAATTTTTAATTTTAGTTATCATATTAGTAATTTGGTCGGTCGTTTGCCAACCTAAAACATCATCAAAAGAATCTTCAAACTCCTTTGTAATGAATTTATTTTCTTGGTCTAATACCGCTACTTCAAAACTTGTTTCTCCGTTGCCGTAATATCCCTGATTTTCTCCCGCTACAACTGAAAGTGTGAAGCCGTTTTCAAAGGTGTATTTTGCCTTTTTTTCTCCTAACATTCCTACTTTGAATATTAGTTCCTCGAAATAACTAATGTCTTCAACATTCTTTACTTCGTCAATAATACTATATTTTATTAAATCTTTTAATATTTCTGTATTTGATTTTTCCATTTTTTGATTTTAAAAGGGAGCCTCAGCTTTAGTCGATAAATCGCCTAGCTCATCAGCTCCCATGTTAAACTAATTAATTGACTAACATTGATTCCATTTCTGAAATCAAATTCTTTATATCATCTTCGGTTAATCGGTCGGAAAGCTCCAACTCTAATGAATTTAAAAGCTCTTGCCCTCTCCAATATGCGTAGTGATTAACTAGGGTTTCGGGATTATCAAAAGTCGTCTGAATTTCCCCGAAATTGTCCTTTTCTTGCTCGTTGCAGTAACTCATCACTTCCCAAACTGATAAATCGTTATCTTTAAGCCATTGGTTAGCTCTGGAGTAATAAGTTATAAAATAATCTTCATTAAATAAATAATGGTGCAGATCATCAGAATATTTATCCTCTAGGGATCCGTCTTCGAGTCTGTCGATTGCGTGTTCAATTATACTCGATTCAATTGTGTTTATCATAATTTTAAAATTTAAGTTGAAATTGTTTAGCATTTTTTACTTCCTCCTGGAGTTGTTTTATTTTCTCCTTAAGTTCTTTTATCTCTTTACTTTTACCTTTATCAGCCCATATCTGCTTTTGTTCGTCTTCTTTTTTGAGATTGTCTATAATCCTCTATATATAGAAAGATTCTATTTAAAACTAAACCGACATTTTTTGCCTTTATAGTTTCTCTTGTAGATTTTTCCGCACCTCTGAAAAAAACTTCTTTCCATGCTTCCTGGACTTCTTTTAAATCTGTTTCTTCGGGTCGCATTAAAACTCCTATCGGAATTCCGCTCAAGTAAAAATCGTAATCGTAAAATTTTATATCTGGGTATTTATAAGCCATAATTTTATTTTTTTATATAATTTGGAAGATGTTTGATAGCGTATTCATTTAATAGCATCAGTAGTGTAGCAATACATCTGCGTATTGTTGACGGGTTTTTATCTTCTTTGCATGAAACATCATAATCTCGGGAACAATCGTCAAAATTTCATGCAGCTCGGTCATCTGTATCACAAATAAATGCGTCAATGTTTTGAAATTCATCGCAAAGCTCCAGAGCCGTTTTTTTCCTGGAGTCTTCTATCTTAAAGTCATATTCATAAGTTATCAAGCCATTCTAAATTTAAATTGTTTCATGTTCAGTATTTATTAATTTTTAGTTAGAAAAAGAATGGGGGGTTTTTAATTCCCCCAATCTTCATGTGAGATATTTTTTTTCATGTGAGATATATTTTTTGATTTCCCTCAGATGAATTGAAATAAAATTCAAATTCTGTATCTGTATAAATTTCAAAAATTTCATCTTCTGCTTTAGCTTTTGCAATTTGATGTTTTGTGAATTCTTCCGCTCTCTCTCTATCTGTGAAAGTGTGGTAATCAATTATAATCTTGTAATTCATAAGTAATTGCAACTAGATAAATTAAAATATTTTTCATGTTAGTAATTTTTTTAATTAGTCAAAAAAAGCGGAGCAATTAAGCCCCGCAATTAATTAGTTTTATTCTTCCAGAGCTTCCAAGAATTTCATAATAATCAACTTTGTCAAAGTCAATATCATCTATAAATAAATCCCTTGAATTGCTTGATAGTAAATAATAAAATCAAAGCTCTTCGCCCTTTATTCTCTGGCTCTATTTCTTGCCAGGCACATTTTTTTTTGAATGACGTCCAGAACCGCAGTATAAATTTCGCTAGTGTTCATAATATTTAGATTAGTTAGCCAAGTATCTCTATTTGCCCAGCCATTATAATTAATTTTTGTCATAGCTCTAAAATATTATTTTCAATGTCATCTTGAAGGCGGTTGGAAAGCTCCAGAACTTCGCCCCAAATTTCTCTTTTATCTTCAAAGGATAAATCTTTTATCTCGTCCTCGATATTATATAAAATAATGTCCTCGAGTGCGGTCTGGAAATTAATTTCCAGATTGTCAATTTTATTTTTGAGAATAGACAAAATGCCATTCTCTTGCATTGTATTATACATTTTTTTAGGTTTTAAATTTCAGTATTTCAAAGACGGATTTTTTACTATTGCGCAGCGTCTGGCTAGTGGCGGAAATCTGGTAACGCCCATTTGAGATATAAAATTACTCAAATAAACTTAAAAAACAAATAAAATAATAATATAATATAATCCGTCTAGATCCCCAGGTGCTTTTTTTTGCTTCTCTGGAGAGCAAGTTTTTAATTTTCAAAGGTTTGAGATTCAAAAAATCTCCGTTTAATTTGTTCACTCTGGAAGTGGTGGAGGTATAAAAGGGAAGGTGTGAACACCTCTTCCTCCTTTAAGCTCGTCAAAACGAGTTGCAAGGGGTAGAGGTCGGAGGGTTGGAGATAGTGCAGCAGAGCGCAGGAAAAAGCCTAAAAAATCTCCAAAGCTCTGGAGAATCAATAGCCCCCCGCTAAAAAAATTAATCACTTTTGTCGGCGGCAAGTGGGCTG